CTATGGGCAGAGATAGAAAGCTACCCCTACGCCGCGACTGGGAGTCGGTTAAAGAGAACATAATGAGACGGGCACTCTATGCTAAGTTTACACAGCATCCAGATCTTAAGAAATTATTACTCAGTACCGGAGATGCAAAACTTGTTGAGCATACTGAACGAGACTCTTATTGGGGAGATGGTGGAGACGGAAGTGGTAAGAATAGGCTTGGGTATTTATTGATGGAACTCCGCGAAAAATTACGTATGGAGGACCCAGAAACGGATCTATTTGATGGAAGTTTTGAGGATTTAGAATGAAATTTAAGGTCAATGAAAAGAAAACACTAGAAACCTTAATATGGGTAGCTACTGCCTATCCTAAAATTGACGTCTACAAAGCTTTTCTAATTTTATATCGTGCGGATAAACTTCATCTCAATAGATATGCTAGACCTGTCACTGGAGATAGTTATATAGTTACAAAAGGTAAGCTAATACCTGATTTTGCATCCAAGGTGTTACACTCTGCCGGACTTGACATAGTACATGATATAATGTATACAACCAGGATTTATGACCCCAATCAGTTTTCAAAATCAGATTTTGAATGCTTATGGGAAGTAGTTTATAAGGATCTGGAAGTCCACCTTATAGATGGTCCTATATCTATAGAAGACATGCTTGACAAAAATAATGAATACAGAGAAGAGATACTTGAACAATTAAAAGAAACTGCACCTTATATGTTGGTATGACACGGCAAGTAATAAGATTGTTGACCTATCCTCCTCAGAAATATATGTCTTGAACTTAGTCAATCTTGGGTATAAAAATGGCTGGTGTGTTCGTTAGTGAGAAATGTCCAATCTGTAAAAAGCCTGTGGTAGATGAAGGCTATCTTTTATCCAAAGTGAAGCTGACTAAGAAAGAAGCTTATGGTATCTACACTAAAAAGACAGTAGTAAGACCTAACTTTGTTCCAAACGGGAACAGATTCGTGTTTCATGAGGAGTGCATAACAGATCTACTTTCTTAACTCTTCAAATAATTCGTCTTACTCTACTCGCCTAAAACTCGTTATATTAGATACAAACCTTATATCGAGTTTATCATGACTTTGACTGCTACTGGAACACTTCAATATGATCCCCGAGCCACTTCGGTAGAGTTTACTCAGTGGTGTTTGATCTTGAAGTGTGACTATGATTGGTTCCGGAAAACAGAATATGACACTCGAGGACAGCTTCCGCAGACTTGGATGAATGTTATTGATCAACTTCGGTCAACGGGTAGCTCAGGTAAAATTACAGATACCCGTTTAGGGTTGATGGGCAAAATGCTTCCACCTCCTTGGGGATGTCATGTGTCTGTTTTTCGGCAAGAGCGACCGACTCGTAATGTCCAAGATTGGGGACGTTATTTGAACGGTAAGGTCTTTAAGTTTGAGTTTGACCCGGAGCCTTGGTATAACTCACGTCATATCTGGTACTCAATCCGTTGTGAGGATCTTCTAGATGTTCGAGAGTATTTTGGACTTCCGCGTAATCCTCGAGTACCACTTCATTTATCTGTTGGGCATTGGGATGAGTATGTGACTGGACCTAATGGTATGAAGAGGAATTTTTAGGATCTAGATTAACTTTCCGTAAAGCCTCTTGTTGTATACTTACTAAGATAAAATGCCTCCATATTTTAACGGTTAGAATATGATCCTCATAAGATTGAGACGTAGGTTCGACTCCTACTGGAGGCACCAGTGAGTGTATGCGGACAAAGTGGAATGTCACCGTGGAAGTTTCATATTAAATATGTATCTATGAATTAGCTCAGTCTGGTAGAGTGCCGGACCCCAATCTGGAGGTCAGAGGTTCAAATCCTCTATTCATAGATAGTACACGAGCAAGCGTGTACAGTCATATTCAGTTTGGAATATTCTGGAGAGCGTCCGTTCGATTCGGACCTTACACTCATAAATGCCGACATAGTATAGTGGTATTACACTGCTCTTATAGTTTAAAGGTAAAACATCATCTTGGTATGGTGAAATTCTGGGTTCAAGTCCCGGTGAGAGCTTTTTTGTACCTAAATTCTCTTCCTTTACCTTTATTTAAACTTCCATAATTATGTGTCAGTGAGTGACAATTTGGGCACAATAACTCCAAATTGTCAAATCTGTTATTTCTATAATTACCGTCTATATGATGTATATTTAGGGGTGATTTTTTCGTTTGCTCATTTATTTCATTCCAACCACATCTAGAACATTTATTTTCATAAAAATTTCGTATGTAATTGTAAATATGATTTGGTAAACTCCCATGGGGCGTAGCCTCTACATTTTCATTAGAAAGCCATTTTTCTATTTTTTGTTGACGCACAAATGCATGATGGCATTTATGATTACAGTATTTCTTTCCAGTTTTGAAGAGTTTATTTTCTGAAGAAAATAAACTCTTGTTGCAAAATAAACAATGTGTTAAAGGGGCTACATATTTTTTGGTTTTTCTGCCTGTATTGTTGAAAATTGCCGAACAAGTATGGCCACAAAAATTGTTTGTACCGATGTGTGAAGAAAGTCGAAAGATAGCTTTTTGACAATTAGTACATTTTATTTCTTCTGTTTTTCTTGTGGATGTATAACTACATTGTTTAGAACAATAGGACTTTTTCCTGCCTTTTTTGATTTTTATTGTAAGGTCCAACTTGTTCCTTAAGAAGGTTGCTTTACAAGCTTCGCATATTAAAGGAACGTCTTGAGTGTAAGTATAGTTTTTGATTAATTCTGGATTTTTAATTATTTCTTGAAATTTAAACATAGTACCTTTTTATACTCCATAGTTGTATTAACTTACTTATATAAGTAAGTTAATACAACTATGGAGTTCGATTCTCTCTGTTGGCTCCAATGGTAAAAAAGACCACAAATGTAATTCCAAAAATGGGCATGTTAGAATTCTTAATTATGGGATTTTTAGCTCTTATTGGGATTTATTATTTTGGTTTTATTCTAAAAATTACTTGTATTATACTCTTGATATATGCTGCTATAAAGTTCATCAAGATTTATTGGAAATAGTTTTTGCCGTTCTGACGTTTAGGACATACACATATTAGCTCATTGGTAGAGCATTCGTCTTGAACACGAAATGTAGCAGGCTCGAAACCTGCATATAACTCATTAGTCCTTAAGACTTGAACGGTAATTTTTAAAAAGCCCTATGATCAAATGATCATAGGGCTTTTTGTTTATACCCTGTTGGACACTACTATTTACAAAATTAGACGGTCTATTAAAGAGGAAGATCATTCGAACGTTATAGCGTCTATACAAACATCTATCCAATCTACAAGGAATAATCCACAATCACTTCCAGACTTTATTTATCAAGCGGTCTGGACTTATATAATAGCGAGTTTACGGTCTGGTAATTTGGACAGGGCTAAAGACTTGATGAGACAGATGAACGAGGACTTACTGGATGGGATTTCGGAGGAAGTAAAAATGTATCTCAATGGTGAGTAGAAGCCGATTGAGATTGGTCAGATCGTAGGCCCGAGAATATCGGCTTCTGATAGTCAGAAGCGTTTGGCATCTTGCCACGCTTGCGGTCTTTGAGACTGAGCTTGTTTGACTTTTCGTCGGAGGGTACCCAGTAGATGGTGTCATTACGTTTGTCGTAGATAGCATAAATGTCGACGCTCCCACCCATTTTGTCGAAACACAGGACACCATTCTTGATGATGGCTTCTTCCACCTTGATCCGGACCAGGTCAGAGCCGTTGTCTGCGATCAGCTCATAAGATGTACCACACAACATAGGCTTGCTTGGGGTAATACCGGATTTAGCAAGAGCGAGAGCTACTCTCATCTCTACCATCTCGTGCTGAACATTGGAGATAGCTTGAGGTGGCTGAGTCACGCTTTGATTTGTAGTGGTATCTTGAATTTGACCTACGGCTTGAACGGTCTGTGTAGCTGTATCTGTCTGAGGAGTGGGTCCTACTTTACGATTGCCTTTGATGGGCTTGTCGACCCCTTTCGAGTACCTAGAAGCGATATAGTAGCTCACTGGCGGGTCTACCTTATGCGCTATCGCGTCATAGGTTAAGCCTTTAGCGCGGAATTCTTTGATTTGATCGACTTGTGCTGCGGTTGCTCTCATGTGTCATACCCTCGTTTTCTAGTTTTTGATTACAAACCTTATCGGATCGTTTCGTTAAGGTTATGGAGTATGTCTAGTTCTATTCATTCTAATGTAAAGTCATGAGATAAAAAATCGTATATAAAAACAATTTTTATGACTAATTTGCACTGTCAAGTATTAGATCTTGTTGATATGAGTTGTGCATATTCTATTTAAATGGTAGACTGCTGAGTCTTAAATATGGTGGGTGTCCGGCATGGACGAGGAAACCGCCTTGAAAGCGGCTGGAGGCTAATACCCTCTCAAGAGTTCGATTCTCTTATCCACCGCCACAAAGGGGATATATGAAATTTTTTAAGAACGCATATTTTTGGATTTGGGAATCAGCTAGAACAGTATGGTTCTGGATCTGGGAACGAAAAAACAAGAAGTAAAAAACCGGAGAGTACGGTCGATGGTCGACAAGCAGTTTCGAAAACTGTCGGGGCTCTAAAAGGCTCGGGGTTCGATTCCTCTACTCTCCGCCACACATCTCCGCACCTATAGTTTAATGGGCAGAACTCATCCCTCGTAAAGATGTAGCCTCAGTTCGAATCTGAGTAGGTGCTCTCTAAATATCCAATAAATAATCTCTTTCACAATCCATTCTCATTTTTGTTGTCATATTTCTCGAAACACAAAAGGAGATACGACATGAAAATAATATTCCTCGGGACTGGTGGTGCCTTTACTGATTACAGAGACAACTACCACAACAATGTCATAGTAGAAACCACTGAAGGATGGGTTTTGATAGATTGTGGTTCTACAGCCGTACAAAGCCTCAAAGAATTAGGTATTCGTCCTTGGGAAATAGCTGGAGTCGCTTTGACTCATATGCATGGCGACCATGTAGGCGGTCTTGAGCAACTTATTTGGGAAAGCTATTATACAGGCTTATTAGGCCCGAGCTGGAAAAGCGTAACAGTATGGTCTCCCCCCAGTGTCTTGAAAGATGTTGCCCCATACCTGTCAAGCTGTATAGATTATTATACGTCACAGGATGGAACCATTAAGAATACAGGTAGTAAGGATCTAATTGAAGAGATACCGACAACATGGTTTGAGTTTGGCGGGGTACAATTTCGGTTCCATAAAACAGAACATGTGGTAGGCAATAATTTTGACAAACCATCCTTTGGGATATACTTAAAACAAGGGGAGAAAACAGCTTACTACACTTCAGATACTATCTTCAATCCTCAATGTGGACTGTTTAATGCGGATGTCATATTTCATGACTGTACCTTTGGACCCAAATATCTAGGTACGGTACATACTCATTATGAAGATTTATGCTCCCTTCCGAAGGACATCAAAGAGAAAACTTATTTGATGCATTATACAAAAGTACCCGTGGATATTGATGTTAGTGGTGCGGGATTTAAAGGAGCGGTACGTAGACATCAAGCTTTTATACTTTAGGCGGGAAGAAATCTACCAACCTTGGGTCTATGACAATAGGTTCTGTTCTAAGAAATAAAGTCGCTCTCAAAACGTTCTTTCTATCCCATGTACTATTTATTTGACTTTGGAAAAAGTCCTGTTTAGTTGGGGGTATTCTATTGGCAGGTCTACCCCAATGATCAGATATGTTGTACCTTCTTGATATTTCTTGTTCGTATTCACGAACAAATTGTCGTATACCAGGTTCTCTTATGTCTGTGAACCTGTTTATGAATAGGTCATGTGGCCCAGATATTTTCTTTATGACATCTCTAGACCCTATAATAGGGTCTAAATCACCAACCTCCTCCTCTGGTGTTAGTTCAATATACTTTATCTCTCTGGTTTGAGGATCCCACTCACGTCTAGAACCTGCGATGCCTCTCCATACCCCAACCTTCTTGTTAGGAGCTAAAGCTGTATGACCCCACCCTAAGAATAATGTCTTACCCCCGTTCTTTGTTTCGTAAACACAACCTACTTCTAGGTCTTTGTTATCTATTTTCTTGGTTTCTTGTCTTGCTTTGTCTTTTTGGAAAGACTTCCAAATTTTCCCACCTACAAGGATAAGTTTCATCTGAGCACCAATAGAAGCCCAAACAAATTCTCCGTTCAAATGTCCTTTTGGACTTACCCCAACAGTAGTTAGAACATCCATCAAAGCGTCTTCTCTGAAATCATAAATGTAACCGGTTTCTGTGACGACCTTATAAGCCCTACCACCTTGACCTCTATGTTCAAGACTCACTAACCTAAGCTTGATGGGAGTGTTGGGAGTATCTTCTGACAGGTCTCCATCCTCTTCAAATAGAACTTGGAATCTATTTAGGGTAGGAGCTAGATGGGTTATAGACTGACTCCAGTTGCTTGCAGTTGCCTGGAAATTTTTACTTTTGATATCTACTGCGAAACCTTTACGAGCCTTTACCGTCTCGTCGAGACTATGGATGTTGAATGTCTCCGCTTTTCTAGAATAGACGCGTAAATTTTCTGGTATAGCCATATTATCCTCATTTTGGTTAGTATTTGGTCTGAAGTAAAGAACAATAATTCTTTTTTAGGAGGTTAATTCGATTAAGATAGCTCAACACTTTCTAGGTTTAATTATGAATATAGTTTATAAAATAACCAATATATTAACGGATCAATATTATATAGGGGTACATCAAACTGAAAATATTGATGATAAATATATGGGTTCAGGTATCCGTATTAAAAGATCCATCACAAAATATGGACGACATAATTTCATTAAGACCGTAATAGCGTATTTACCTACATATGAAGAAGCTTTAGCTTTGGAGATATGTTTATTAGAACAGTGTCTTAAAGATGAAAAATGTTTAAACCTTGCTCCAGGCGGTAAGGGTGGTGCTACCTTTAAAGGTAGAAAGCATTCTGAAGAAACTAAAAAGAAAATATCTCTTAAGAGAATAGGTACTCACTATAAAAAATCTGTAGATGTTATCCAAAAAGAACGAGAGACAAGATTGTTGAAAAATCACGGAAATTTCTTTTCTGAAGAAACCCTTAAGAAAATCTCTTTGAAAGCAAAAGAAAGAATGAAAAATGGGTTTAAACATTCTGAAGAAACAAGAAGAAAGATATCTCAAAATTCTAAGGGGAAACGTTTATGCGAATATGAGAGAACAGAAGAAATGAGATCAAGTCTTTCTCAGACTATGCAAAATAAATATTCAGAAATATACCGAGAGAAGTACAAAGGTTTAATCGGTATATGTAATGTCCAAGAAAAGAAAAATTTAAGAATTAAACCAGAAGACTTTGACTATTACTCTGGTCTTGGGTATGAGAAAGGTTTCTGGCAGAATAAGAAATAATTTTGGATCTGAATTTAACTTTATTTAAGAAATAATGTTTCTATTAATGCGGCATAGACTGGAGGTGGTTCCAGCTTGGCCTCATAAGCCAATGACGAAAGTTCAATTCTTTCTGCCGCATTAATATAGCGGATACTTGGTTCGATTCCAACCTCTCGCTACCAAACTTTGTGCCTCATACGGTGCATACAAAAACACGGATATATGTTTAGACCTTAAAACCTCGGAGTAGGTTTTAAGGTCGCTCATAGCACTGTAAATTTGCACAAAGTAAATTTTTAAGGTTTCTCTGTACTACACCTAGAGCATACACAAATATGGAGGTTCGAATCCTTCCTTCCCCACTAAAATTTGGGGAAGTAGCCTAACTGGAAAAGGCAACAGCCATAAAGCTGTCTTAAAAAGACACAGCTCTTTAAACTTGTACAGAGATAATTTGAAGGCCGTCTGGTTTTTACACCAGACGGCCTTTTTTGTTCCATAGTGTTTTTATATTCATCCTCTAAAAATGCATTAAGAGGACATATGAGTGACATAGTAAATCAAATACGTAAATTATCCGCTGACATCAATGACATCCCACAAACATCGAAAGCTATCTTAGAAAAGATACGTAAGTGGGCTGTAATGGGTTTAACCCCTAAACAATTGTTAGAGGTGATTCCTTATTTCAGAGGATGGTCTTTTGAAAAGGATATAGTGCCTGTTCAATTAGACTATATTGATAGAGATTTCCAGAAAGACTTTAAGAAGGGGGTTTTTTTAACCTCCCGAGGGTCTACCGAGGAGTCAATTTATGTATATATCTATGATAGAGAAGTCAAAGACGATAGTTGGAAAGTGAACGTAAGCCCTGAGAGAGCAAAAATTATTGAAGAAAGAGATCAAGAAGAAAAAGAAGCAATAGAAACGTCTTACAAAATACTCTCTAGAGCTTATGTTCATGAGTTGCCGGACAAAATAAAGAAAGGGACCTATTATGCCACGTATCTGTCTAGATTGACTTATAGCAAAAGAAATACAGGGTTTGATTCAACCTCTGGTGACGTATACGGATTTGAAACAGTTTTATACAGAGGGGCCATAGGTTTTAGAATTCGACTACCGAATGGTAAATCGTTTGCCCATAGCGAGATGCAGAAGATTTGGTGGTGGCTTAAAGATAATAGTCAAATGAAAGATGAAGCCGCCGAGATATTAGGTGTAAGCGCACATATACCAGCAGATCAAAGGACTAGAGAGAATACCGGCACATGTTCCATATGTAACATGAACATGAAATTAAAGATAGCGGATCCTCCCGTTATGGTTCTTCATGGATTCCAAAGACCTGGTATTGGATATGTAATTGGGGATTGTCCTGGGGTAGGGTGGCCTCCGTATGAGATATCCGCTGCTGGGTGTAAGAATTATAAAGATACATATCTCATACCGACTCTTGAAGGTACAGAAAAATACCTAGCGGACCTAAACTCCGGAAGAATAGATTCTCTTCATCTTAAAGATAGTTCTCGAACGATACTTGTTCATAAGGGAGAACATAAATGGGACAAGGCTTATAAGATGGTAATAGCACAGACTGAAGGTCAGATACAACAATTAAAATCCGATATTCGAATAATGGAAAAAAGAGTATCTGGTTGGACTCCTAAACCTCTTCCTTAAGGAATATTATGAAATTATCAAATCAGATATCCGTATTAAGCAAACAAATTCAAAGCGGCAGATCTTACTCTCTTTTAGATTTAATTCGAGAAAAATTCGGAGATCTTTTCCAAAAGAGAAAACATTTAGATATAGATTTTGCGAAACGCGGGTGGTACGATTTTATAAATGAAGTACCACCTGAAGATTTAGAAAGAGTATTAAAAGAAATGAAAGTAAACATTGATGGACAGCCTATTTAAACTTATCTGTACTATTCTATATCATATGAGATACAACAACATGTAGGATCATATGAAATTAACACTAGGCAATCAAAACATCGAAGCTATATCTGTTGGAGGGTGGGAAACTTGTATAGGTTTTCCCGCCTGGAAATTATGTTTTGACATAGGACATTGTCCATTATTCTCTACTAAATTTCCAAAAGTATTCTTTACACATTGTCATTCTGATCACATGGGTGGAGTGCAAATGCACTGTGCTACCCGTGAATTGAAACGAATGACTCCTACAGAGTATTGGCTTCCTAGACCTAAAGAACAAGATTTGAAAGATTTGTTCTCAGTTTGGAGAAGATTAAATGGATCTGATCTAGAATGTGCAATACACCCTTTAGATGTAGGTGATGTAGTACCTTTGGATAATAGTAAAGAGATACATACCTTCCAAAATTATCATACTACACCATCTTTAGGGTACGCTTTAGTATCCAAGAAACAACAGTTGCTTCCGGAACTTAGAGATTTTAGCTCTAATGTGATACGTGATTTGAGACTTAAAGGTGTTACTGTAACTCAAGAAATAAAAGAAGTGGAAGCTGTGTTCTGTGGAGATACTGCTATTGATGTATTAGACCAGCCTCTTGTCCGACAAGCTAAAGTGTTAATCCTAGAAGTCACTTTTTTGGAGTATGAGAGAGTAACGGCAGAAGGTGCTCGTAAACACGGACATATACACATAGACCACATACTTGAGAGGGCTTCTGATCTACAGAATCAACATATTTTGTTCACTCATTTTTCTTCTAGGTATACCAGAGAAGAGGTCATCAAACATTTTCAGAATAAACTTCCACAGGATTTAGAGAAGAGAGTGACCTTACTACTTCCAGAATAGGTGACGCATGGACACGTTCTCAAAAATATTAAATTTGTCAGACAGGATCGTTTCCGATGACAGAAGTGACACTCATTGGCAAAGTGCTGCTCAAAAATATCTTCAACGTCTGGGAGAAGGAGAGTACAAAGAAGGTCTTGCCGCTCATTTGAAAGCAGGCAGGAAAAGAAATACATACCGACATAGCCCTTCTGAATATCATCGTACTTTGGTAGAGTTTTTAGGTAAGAATGATGAAGAAGGATTCAAGTCTTATAAATTGACTAACGGCTATCATAATGTCCTGAAACATTGAGGGTATCGTGTCATGGATAAGAAATGTTTATATTGTGATCAGATAGTTATATCTCACTCTATGATTGGTCATGAGCCTAAGATATGTGGTAAATGTGCTCGTGAGAAAAAGATTTGCCCATGGAGCCTTCAGAAATCTGAGAAATCTCTGCTCGGTTATCATTGTCTTGATGAAGATGAATATTATGCGGTAGGATCTATAGGTTATGAAGATGATGGTGTGATATATTAGTCAGAGTCTTACTTCTATCGTAGACCGACCGTTACCTCCTCATAGGTATTTAATTTGACCTTATGGAGTAAGTCATGAAAGCTAAGAATAGCGAAAAAATGGTAGCAGTTGCCTTGCGTAATTACGCTGATACTCTTATGGACAATGCTGACAATGTGACCGTAGATGAAGGGAAGGCTTTGGATAGAGCCCTGCGATCCTGTCCAGGTATTTCTGGAATAGATGTAGTGTGGGTGCGTTGGCGGTTTGTAGCTATTAAGAAAGGATGGCTTACAGATAGTGAGTTGATTTTTAATCGTGGAAAGTATACTTATCCAGAAGTTAAAGAGTAAAAATTTTAGAAATCCTCTTACTTTTCTTTGACCCATCGCGTTATATAGACAGCCTAGTGAGAAGCTACTTAGTTACCTTGTTGAAAAGCAGCTTAAGGTAAGTAAAACATAATAGCCTAATGGGAGGGCAGCCCAGTGCCTGGGTGATGCGAGGTAGTAATACTAAGCTTTGTGTAGGTTCAACTCCTACTTATGTTTTTACTTATCACTCATAATTAACAAGGCGAGACGGTGTGCTCGACAGTAAAACCAGTTACCCGGTTGATGGTGAATCACGCATGGAAACTAACCGGGCAGGCTACGTGACACAGTAGCGGGTTTCAGGGACCTTGTGTATCTAAGAAGCCAAGCAAAAACTTGGTGGAGACATAAGTAAAATTGAGGCCCAAGGGGTTTCGAGTAGGAATGTCAACACAAAGACATTAGCTACGAAGATAGCATCCCCCACGTCCCGGATATGCAGGCGGGACATTCTAGTAAGTTGTCCTATAGTATAAATAAAGACGCTTATGGCGTCTTCTTGGTTAGTATGGCGTCTTTATCCGACGAGGGTGTGGGTTCGAATCCCACTGGGGCAACAAATTTTAAGTATTAGAGACTCGCATAGACTCGTAGAGGAAAATGCCAGGGCGTAAAGCCTTGAGACTTGGAGGATCGAAAGATTCCTTTATCCGGAATTAACTAGATTGATGTCTAGGATAAAAGAAACCTATAAAATGGTTTGCCAACTGAGGGCCTCTAATTTAATTTTAAGGGAGTGTTATGGGCGCAAGCAACGATCAGATAGATATTCAAACAAAGTCTTCATTTCGGAAAACAAGAGCTTTCCTGAAGCGTATGACCAGTAAGCTGCTGCGAAGGCAGGCTAAAAAGATGTTGGAAGATGCTCCTCCCGTTAATAAATATAGTGGATGGATTTCATAGACTTTGAGACCGTGGGTGATTGGTAAAGCCGTCGGCCTGCAAAACCGAAGAGGGTAATACCTCAATCTCAGTTCGATTCTGAGCGGTCTCTTAATTCGGCCCCGTAGTTCAGTGGAAGAACACTTCTTTCCTAAAGAAGATGTCGGAGGTTCGAGCCCTTCCGGGGTCACCATATGGAATATAAATGGCTGAATGAGTTTTTTAATCAATACCAAGATTTGTGGAGAAGAGAAGCTCAATGTGAGCATTTGCTTTTCCTTAAAAAGGGTTGGAAAGCTCGTTGGGCTAAAACAGGGTATGCAAGCCCCTATCCTAAAGAAATTGAGTTAAGACCGCCATGGACAGTAAGGCTTATATTTGCATCTAACTCTGCAACATATGTGACGTTGCAGAGGAAACATAAAGATGGTCCTATACATCCGGTAATAAAGGAATCATGTCAATATCTTAAAGAAGCTGGTGTTTGGGAGGAGTTGTTTGAATATAATAAGAAAGGTTTTCTGGAAGCAGACCTTTTGACATATGATGAGATCATGTGCATGAAAACATACAAAGAACAATATCTTAAATGAGAACCATCAAGAAAAAATTCGGATCTAGAAACTCCAAAACAAACGCTATTGTAGCTCATGCGAAACGTAGGTTCCTAGAACGACACGATAGATTGCTTACGGATGAAGAGTATATCCGGATCTGTAATATAATCAAAAAGAACAGACCCGGCAAATATCTAGTTGAGGTTCAATCCAATAGAGTAAGGGTATGGCAGCTAGACATTTCTAGTGTCATTGGTTATCAAATGATTGTGAGGGTGGTTTATGATTGTTTCAGACATTTGATTGTGAGCTTTTTACCTATTCCAGAAATTTTGAGACTTAATAAAATGCATAGAGAGTTTGATGCTATAGATTTATCCCTTTTAGAAGTCAATAAAGAGCTAGATCGTTTAGAGCTAGTATATGACAATATTGAGTCTCGTTTAGAAGCTTTAGAAAGAATGTATGATACAGTACCCCAGTATAGATGCCCAGATTAGGTCTGGTCACTATTATGTATTTCCAAAATTCGATGGGTCGAATTGTAGGGCTCAGTGGAATCGAAAGAGAAGTTTCTATAAATTTGGAAAACGTAATGGTCTCTTAGATGACCAAACTCCCTACCTGAGTCAAGCTAAGGATCTCATACTAAGTCTTTACGGAGACCAACTTGATGAAATTTTCAGGTCCAAGAGAGTAGATGAAGCTACAGCATTTTTTGAGTTTTATGGACCTACGTCAGCCTTTGGTGTACATTATGACGAGCCACATACCGTAACTCTTATTGACATACATGTCCATAAGAGGGGTATTCTTTTACCAAATGAGTTTTTAGACTGGTGTAGGTATATAGATCATGCCCCGTGTTTATACCAAGGGCCTATCAATGAAGATTTGATTAGACAGATTAAAGATGGAACTTTAGAAGGAATGGCTTTTGAAGGTGTGGTATGTAAGGGTAAAGGTAAACATGGCCCAGACATGTTTAAGATTAAAAGTAATGCTTGGTATCAAACTTTAAGAGATCGATGTAAGACTACATCCAGAAACGAGCAAGAAGCAGAAGCTATGTTTACACGTCTTAGTTGACCTTTCCTCTAAATATTTCAATAGTATTTACGTTTTTCAATAATAGACTTACAGAAAATTAAAGACTGAGGGATTATTTTGAATTATGTGCTAGACCCGTCTCTTCCTGACATTTTTGTAGACATAGACGGGGTGTTCAATAAACATTGGCTTACCGTCGAACGGTGGCCTGTAGAAAGCTCCAAGCTGTATGGGTTCGACCCAGGTAATGTAGCAATACTACAACAGATTTTGGACCAATGTCCTGCTAATCTTATCATTTCTTCTGCTTGGCGTAAGATACATACCTTAGAAGAAATACGACGTGGGTTTAGTACTCAAGGAGGTCTTACACATACACATAGGATAGTGGACAGGACCCCTACCTACGGTAAGATACGTGGAGATGAGATTAAAAAATGGAGAGATGATCATAACAGGACTACCACTTATCTTATTCTTGATGATAGTGACGATATGTTAGATGAGCAACTACCTCATTTCTTAAAGACACATTATCTTGGAGGACTTACCCCAGACCATTTAGACCAATGTTTAACAATTCTTCGAAATTCTCTCTGATATTCATCTAATTCCTTTCGTTAAATAGACACACAACGAAAGGAATCATATGAGCACGCTTCAACGAATCCTAACCGCAAAACGTTTTGCCCTTGCCTGCCACGGTAACCAGATGTACGGAGATTTTCCGTATGAGTACCACCTTGAGAAGGTGCAAGATGTATATCGTCGCCGTGTGACGGATGAGATGGTAGCTTTTTATGGACTTACCAGGGAGATCTTGGTCATTGCACTTTGGCTGCATGACACCATTGAGGACACTCCCGCTACCAGAGCTATGATTGAGGCCCTTTTTGGGACTGTAGTTGCCTCTATCGTATTTGCGGTTTCGGATGCGAAGATCGAAGGGGCTAACAGGAAATTGCGACATTGGGGTACGGATGCGGTACCTGGACCTTATCGCTTGATCCCTATTACACCAGGTGCTACCTTGGTTAAGCTTTGTGACCGTATCGCCAACATGGAAGCTAGCGTAGTCGCTTCAGAAAAGTTTACGAAGGGCGGACACAAGCTGGACATGTACAAAAAAGAGCAGACAGAGTTTTATCAGACCCTCTACGTACCTCACACTCCTTTGGAGTCTCTCTGGGTACACTTAAACAACCTTCTCGATTATATCCCCGGAAAGGAATAAAATGAAGTCGCTTCAAGAACGTGTTGATTATATGTTGGAAAAGAACATTATCTCGGATCCAGTGCTTCGGGCTGTACTATCTCGCAGTGCTCAAAGTGCCGTCCAGGCTCAGTTCGATCTCCTAGAGATGGTCCAAATCCATCAGGATCTTCTGAATAGCATTCGAGACACTTTTCTTAAGATGTTGACACATGCTAACACTGTGACGTCTAAGGCAGAGATGGAATCAGATATGCAATTGGTAGAGGCCTTTGCATGGGCCGAAGTTAGGGCTTTTTATAAGGCCCACTCAGGAATTCTAAACACATCTGTAGAGAATCTCTCTTCGAAAGAAAAGACATATCTACATATTTCTATCTGAGTTTAATAACATCGATGTCGTTTATATCAAACCATAAACAACATTCGGAGATTACCTAAATGTCTGAGGACATCAAGTTTATTACGCTTACCTGTACGGATGGTTCGACACTTCAGGTTCTGGAAGAATACGAGGGTCGTCATACTGGATATGGACGAGTTGTGAACGGCTATCTTGAGGGCATCGAATATTTCGATAAGATTTCTGATGGAGACACTGTTATCGAAGTTCCTTTTGGCACTCCTGGTGCTCTGCCTATTGCAGATGCATACCAAATGCTCTTTGACTCCTGGGACGATGAGCGGACACGCTGGAATGAGTATTACAGGTCCATCGGTGAAACAGAGTATCCTGTGGAGCGACGAGTAACACCTCCTGTTTATGGTGGCGTTCAAGACCAAGTTCTTACTCACACTCCTTTCGCTAACCTACAAAAGATGATTGTTGTTAGAACTTCATAATAACAGAGGTTTTATGAGCTATACCCTTACTTTTTATTTAATGTACAGAGGCAATCTCCAAAAAGTCTCGGTACTCAATGTGTATAGAGAAAATATTCGAGAACAAAATCATCATTTTGAAAGAGAAATGATTCTTTTGGATGTTTCTGGTAGGACTGAGTCTATAGTTAGAAATCTTCCTTGTACTGAGTGGAAATGGGAAGATACTAAAGAAACTGTTATTTTTAGCGATTAAAAATCAAATATCCAATATATTTTTAAAGGATTTAAGAAAGTAGCTTTGGAGATTTTATGATTATTGATTGCAAGCTTTTGATCGCTTTAAGTATAAACATACCCGTCACTTTGTTGATAGGGTATGTATGGTTTTTTGTTATAAATACCCCAATCAAGGATAAGTAAAAAATGGCAAACGTGAAGGGACACATCCCCAAGAATCTCCGTATCTACAGTCGCAAACCGGAAACATTCACCCTCAGTGAGATGTGGGGACGTGGATGGTGGTATCAAGACAAGGCAGAAATGGTCAATAAGGTAGTCGCTAGAAAAGCCTTTGCGGTTGACCGTGACAGTAAAGGCTTTAATCAGACCGCAGATAGCTGGTCGAAGGCACATCCTTTTCTAGCACCCACCCTGAATCGCCTTCAAGTCCTATTTGAAGATGATACTGAGCTTTTTGAAGACGTGCCTAACTCTCCGATCAAGGGTCTTCGTATCATCACCCTTGAGATTCGTGGTGAAGGAGGACGAGCCTATAAGGTAGTGAGTGAAGAAGGTTACTGTTATGATCTTCGAGAAGACGTGATTCTGGAAGCGATGATTGAAGCGGGTATTGAGAGGGGTGGGATCCTAAACGGCGAGTATGTATGGGCTGTTCAAGGTAGCCAAATGAAACTCACTCGAGTAGGGTCTCCTCTATATCGAGATTTGACCAAGACCACGGAGCGACGGGAGCTTAAGAAAATTTCGGCAAAAGACCTTGTACCTGGGGGTATCTATGCGAGACCCGCTGGCGAGAGAGGTGTTTTCATTGGGTTTGCTCGACGACATGGATCTACAGACCGATACCAAGTGTGGTTTGAATTTTACGAGTTTCACGATGAAGAGGAAGGGCTAAGAACTTTTCATGAGTACATGGTAGAAAAGAAAATGACCCACAGAATCAACGTGGTGAAGAATTGCTCTTATGTAGATAAGGTAGGTGACATGCCACTGCCACCTAACCTACTTGCAGAGCTGGGTCCTAGGTTTAGGACGAGTATTATTGAGTACTATACCCAGTGGAATCAAAATTATAACAACATGGGTTATATCTCGTATACGTTCAAAAAGTATATGGGTAAGACGGACTGCTTAAATGGAACCCTGGTTCCGGATGGACAGACTCCCGTTGTAGACTCTGAACTGGCCGGTATTTTCGCATTACTTCAATGACTAAAGAAGAAGTTCTGACATACCTTTTGAACAGTAACTTAGAAGAAGTAGGTGAAATATTCTACTTACTTAAAGATTCTAAGTATTTTGACAGAGATTTGTCTGAGTTTTCACCTGGGTCGGAAACGTTATTCGATAATGCATATAGAGAAGATGACGTAGTTATAGTGCAGGAGCATAGAGGGAAACTACATTTAATCAAAGCTTTTAGAAAGATTTTTGATATCGGACTATACGATGCAAAGATAAAGGTAGAAGCAATGGCTTCTATGGTAGGTCCTTTCCTTCTTGGGTATTGGAGTAAAGACGAGTCTAAGAAGATAGTTGCTATATTAGAAGTGTGTGAAGTAAAAGCCATAGTGATACCAACAACTCGATTGAAGATGGAGATATGATGAAATTGTTCGTGCCTAATTGTAAAACAGAGCTAATACTTACCGCTCCTTGGACGTTTCGCCTGTACCCAGAACGACGCAATATGTCTTTTGGGCAAAAGCTTGGACACTTTACAGATATTAGGGCTAATTGGGGACTTTACGGAGAAAACATGGTAAATGTCGTGGTATCTGTAACATTACCTAAAGGCACCATCTTTCGGGTGAGGCGAGTATATATCCGTCAGGGAACAGCGGATACGTACGACAGTCTTACTTTCAGTGTAAAACACCTTGACTGGAATGGAACTGGCAAAAAAGTTATTAAAGCGGGTCTATTCTGGGCAAAGCTTAAAGATGTAAACATGATGGAATGTGATGTTTATCTGGGTCCGAATACTGAAGGTTTGACTCAAGCAGAACTTACGTCACGCATGGAGTTATTGTTCGATTGATGATAGACGTAGGACATTACCCAATATCGCAATGTTGGTATCAACAAGATGAAGAACCTATCCACATGATAGATAGAGTAGACAAATTCGGAAGTATCTATTTTAGATGTGGTTTAAGGTTATATTATATGAACATAGGGAGTTGCGTCTGGACAACGTCAAATGCTCCTACATGTTCAGAGTGTATAGAATGGATAATAGATTATATCGAACAGCTCAGACTACCCTTTCCGAATGGTCATGATAGATATGGATGGTGGGTGTATAGGGTTGACCTGGACTATAAAGAGCTAAGACAATACCCTAAATGGATGAGAGATTTGTGTCTTCCAAAACATATTAAGGAAGCATTAGAAGATATAAAATTAAAAATGTCCCTGTAGCTCAATTGGAAGAGCGAGGTACTTTAAATACCAAGGCAGTGGGATCAAAACCCACCAGGGGCACCTATATGGATAGACTAAGCTTACTTTTTGAAGAAGAGACAGATTATACAGAAGAGGCTTTAGAGTCTTTTCTGTATAATCTGTATTTATCTGTAATGATCAACTATTTGTTGGGTTTGAAGTTTTATCTGAAGGGTCACGTATAATCCTCAGAAAAAAGAACATATTGAGGGGTTTAGATAAAAGCAATCCAGGACTAGAATTTATATATCATCAAGGTACATACCGTATTGATGATAGACGTAGATCCTCTAGTCATTACATACATTTAGATGTCGTCTTATATGGGTTTATTCAAGATCAGATTATTTGGGAGTCAGATGCAATACACATTCTATGAAAGGAAAAGTATGTTGAAAAGATTGGTTTGGATGTTAAGTTTGTTTTTCTGTATGTTAACCGTACCCCTGTCGGCTCAAAGTCAAAATGGTTCTCCAAATCCAAGAGACATAGCTGTTCTTCAAATACGAGTAGATACAGTTCAAAAGATGGTTTCTGGCCAAGCTATCACAGAAGGACAAGCCCAACCTATTATAAATCAATATCTTAAAGATGCCTCTAGTTTGACAAAGTCAACTCTTAATATTGAATCTTTAATGAATTTGAAAGTGGGGTTAGAGACAACACCCGAATTAAATGTGATGCAAAAGGTGGCCGCATACATCACTTTCATTAATTTTGTATGGGTCCTTGTAATAGGGCTTGGGGTATTCTGTTTAGGGGTGATACTTTTCCATCTATCAGAGGTGATACTAGCTGTGCCTAAAGTGGTTTGGGAGTTAGGACTTTATGCGCTCATAGCCTATGTAGTATCTATCCTTCCAGGTTCTGACCCGGCTGTACAAACATACTTGACATTACTAGCCTCGGTACTGTTTGGATGTGGACTTTCGCTCAGCTCGTATTTGCACATCAATGTCAAATTAGAAGACGCTGGTCCGGTTTTACTATTTATACACGGGGTAGGGACTGCGATCCTAGCTATATATTTTGGATCCCAACTGACCGCAGCTGTAGCTATATTGACCTTAATGTTGTCCATTTGGTTTAGCGACGCGTATGGTAAAATGTTTGAGAGACTAGTACCTCGTACTACCATCACAGCCCTTCTTATGTTATCCGCATTCGTGATGTTTAGGCTAGGAGGTAGTCAGTTAGGTTTTGTATCTATATTTGAGCCAGGCGTTTTCCACATATGTTCCATAGCAGGATTCGGCGGACTCTTAATTTACTCTGCTAAATGGTACTACAGTGACGGGTTTGATCCGGAGCGGCTTCTCGCTAACCTCCTGATGGTAGGTGGTGCTTTAGGTATGGTTTTCTTCGGGCAGTATTTTGACTTTGTGGGTCTATCAAAATACGCAGGAACAGCTCTTGGACTATGGGTATTGATCAAACTGTTTGAGATACCCGCGAAGAGCCTGGTAGGATATGCCTTTGTGGGTTTGATATGTTGTGTTGTGATTGGTTATGGTGCCTGGTATATTAATCTGCATCCGCAAACATTTGCTCCTTATCTTATTGGGCTGTAATGCGTTTGTACTCCATAACATAAAAATATGGAGTGACCTATGTCTGATGTTCCTTCTAGATTGACCGACCTATCTAAGTCTATTGTCTCTTCAAAACTTTACGAAGAAATGTCGCAGTCTGAAAAAGGTATAGCTATTAAGGCTGCATATTCAAAATATACAGTGGCGGACATAAGACGTATGACGACCCTGTATTACTCTTTTCTGGAAAAATCCCAAGATATTTATGGGAATCTCTTCGTAGAGGCTGAGAAGAGATTTTGGAAAGGAATGGGGATAGATAAAGGTCTCTATATTGCTTTGTGTTATAAAGCTCAGTATAATCCCAGGAAATTCAAAAAATGACTTGTGATATGATATATGCTAACGTTTGTAATCATTCTACAGATGGAAGCATAGTGGTCATGGAATGTTCTCCTGAAATATATATCATAACAACACCTATGACAGTTGGCGTAATAGAATATAATTTCTATGTTGGTGAAAGAGTTAGACTAATACGTGAAAAAGATGATGTGCCCTATGGTTTTTATAAGTGGAATTCGTCTTATGTTTTAGCAGTAAAAGACTATTTTATACCTCAGCCAAAGTGTTGGGCTATGGGAATACTTAGAAGTAGTTTGACTTTATGGTCAAATTTACCAACACGGGAATCTTTATTATTTGAGGAGTAGAAGAAAATCATGAACATAGGGTCAAAAAGTGGAGGAGCTTCTAGCTCTTTGAGTAATTTTGCTCCTCATCCGTTCGTGTTTGATGGAGTAGAATGTAACAGTTTTGAAGGCCTCCTACAGTCCTTTAAGTTTGATAAGATCCACATCCAGGTAGAAGTATGTAAGCTTGTTGGTTTAGCCGCAAAGCGCAGAGGACAGAAACGTAATAAAGCCTGGAAATCTGTTCAGACTCTGTGGTGGAATGATGTAGCTTACAAACGAGATTCTGAAGAGTATCAAGACTTATTGGATAGAGCTTTTGATGCTTTGTCTAAAAATCAGGGTTTTCGAAGAGCACTTCTTTCTACAGGTAATGCTGTCCTGACTCATAGTATGGGTAAAAGCAAAAAATCAGACACGGTTTTAACAGAAACAGAGTTTTGCTCTAGGCTACATAATATTAGAGACCGGTTGGTTAATGATGTTTCTTGATATATTGGGAGTTTCTGAAGAAACTTATGAGGTAGTAGAGTCTCACTCTTGGGACTTTGGTAGTAAGTTTGATTTTAAGATAGGAGATAAAGTCAAACTTGTCAAAATATATCCAGATAAACCTTTTGGACATTGTTTAGACGTTGCCCCAGATTATGTGGCTGTTGTGAATATTGATAATATAACAAAATCAAAAGTACGTGGGTTCCCATCACAAAAATTAAAACTTGTTTATAGTGTAACAAAATTAGGTCTTTTGTTTGAGGATATATGAGATTTATTTATATCATGGATTTTCACGGCAATCACAATGCTTATAATGTTGACATCTCATAAGATTAGAAAAAGGGTTTTAGATGGGGAGAGTTCGTAATACAGAAATACGAGAAATATCTAGTCAAGTTTATATTCTCACCCAAGATTATGAAATATGGACCAATTCTGTAACGCTTTTCAAAGGGTCTAAATTCCATCCTGTAAAACTTTATCGAGATTGTGATTTTGGAGTTTCAGATTGTCCCGGTATAGTAGCGGTCATACAAGACGGTAAAAAGAAGAACCCTGTATATGGAATTCCTTCACAGTTTCTTAGACATGTAAACAAACTAGACCTAATTTTTGAGGAATAAATGAGATTTATTTATATCACAGATTTTCATGGTAACCATAGTGCATATAAAGAAGCGTTCCAAGCGGCTATTGATTTTAAATGTCAAGTAATAGTAAACGGTGGAGATATATTACCCAAGAATTTCAAATCAGGAACTCCTTTTAGTAAGTCACAGCAGGAATTTTTTCAATCCTGGTTATTACCCGAAGCTGAGAGATTGAGACAAAATGGAATCCGGTTCTATACTCAATTTGGTAATGACGATGCAAAAGGCATTGTCCATCTTTTAGATAAAGCAGATAGTCTTGGTACTATGATTCGTTTAGATGAAAGAGGATGGATTCGGTTCGGTGAGTATTGGATTTTAGGTATGCCTTGGGTTCCTGATTATCCCTTTGGTTTAAAAGACTGGGTTTGTGGAGACTTAGAACCCATTCCAAATCTTGTTCAATATAGTGATCCAGTTATCACAGACCAATTCCATTTTGTAAAACTAAGTGGATCATGGGAGGATGAAATAGCCAGAAGACCAACTCTTAAAGAAAGACTGTCAAAGTTACCTGGTTCACCTGATTTTTCCAAAAGCATTTTCGTTATGCACTCACCTCCCTCACACGGAGGTTTAGACGTAATCAGTAATGGAGAGCGTGTAGGATCTAAAGCAGGATTGGATTACATAGCAAAGCACCAACCTTTGCTTAGTCTCCACGGACATATACATGAGTCTCCAAGGACCACAGGACAATGGTATACGAGTATAGGAGATACATTAGCTATACAACCTGGGGCTTGTCCGCCTAAATACGTCTTAATTGATTTGGATGCTAGGTCTGTCTATCATCCGATACATGGAGAAACTAAATTTTAGAGGGTAGTAACATGTCTAAAGACTTGACTTCGATTTTTACGAAAATGAGTTTCAAACCGGAGCTTTTGGCAGGGCGGACTGAAGAGGAAGTAGCTCAAGAAGCTATTTCGGAGCTGCCTGGAGTTGAGGTTGTTGGGGCTTTGGAATTGCGTATTGTCGATGCAGATGCGTTTGTAGCAGGTATGGATGCGTGGTTTGAAAAATACCTAAACAAGCTAGTTGTAGACCAGTGATTTTAGGGTTTACGAGAACTCAAGTGTTATTAGTCACATCATTCATGGAAGGGTTAGTTTAGATGAAAAAGTTTTTGAATAATTTTATGAATATGGTATTAGGTCGACCGAGTTTGGACGACATCTATAGAATTATAGCGGAGGTTGAGTTCAACGAAGAGCTATTCAAAGGCCGGACGGAAGCTGAATATGCTAAAGACGCTTTTAAAGAGTTGCGTGGGTGTGTGGTTCGTTATTCCGAAGATCGCGCGATACTAGAAATTTTAGATAGAGAAGTGTTTATAAACACTTTCAGACCGTGGTTGATAAAACACGTTAAGCAAAGCGATATTATTCAAAGTGGAAATCAAAATGATTGAGCACATAGACTTATAATTGAAAGTAACTTTGGCCAAAAGTCTTAAAAACATGATCTTAGGATTTACAGGAACTCAGACCCTTCGTAATGGTGAAAAAGCATATGTCGATGCGTGTTTGGAAGATTTATTCTTAAGACTACAACCGGACACGATAGTTACAGGTGGGTGTATAGGTATCGATGTCTATGTCCATCATTGGTTCTATATAAACCATCCTCACATTAAGAGGATAGTGACTCTACCTTATGATAAGAAAAAGGTAGACATGTCTGTATGTGACACAGCAGATATAGTACATGACAGTCGAGTTACATACCGTGCTCGGAATGAACATATAGTAGAATTAAGTGACACGGTAGCCGCTTTTTGGACTGGAAAGAAAATGTACAGTGGTACATTCATGACTATGAATATCGCTAATAGAGCCAATAAACTAATACCAGAAAACATTTTCGGCATGAATCTTTTATCTTCCTCAGAAGCAAGAAAGATGTATTTCTTGTCTTAAATAATCTAACCACACATCGTTATCTTTATGAACATGAACAGTAACCGAAAGCATAAGGATGAAGAAGCAATGAGCTACGATAACGAGCTTGACCAGTACGGTGACGAAAACCGTGATGACGACTTCCGGTACTCAAACTACGAAGACAACAAGCGTGACCTAACACCTAGCCAGCCCACAAAACCGATTTATATCGAGACCCGGCTCCCTTCTTATATGTTTGACCCCAACCGCTAAACCTTTTGAAAGGAATATATCATGGGCTTTGAATGGGTTGTAATTCGAAATAGTCAGTATTGGGACAAGAAGACTGAATCCTGGCTTTCTGACATCATGAAGGCTACTGTGTACCCTGACCGCAGCAAGGCTCAGAAGGTGGTTGATTGGGTCGGACAGAGCGGGGTGTATGCAGCCAAACGAGTTAAAGTCGGAAATCGTGTGGTAGCGATGCGAGGATAGTAATGTATCCAATGGTTAAGAAAACATCATGTAGGTACTCTGGAAAATGTATTCCAAAAGATGCACCCGGCTTTCCAACTATGGATGGAAACTATGCGTTCTGTAGGTATTGTGGGCATCCATTGATTGAGAAGATGTACGACTGGCTTCACCCGTCTGTCAAGGCAAAACATGTTAAAAATAAGATTAAAAAATCCTGACCAATCCGCCCAAGAACGAGCTAAGGTCATTTTGGAAGACTATAGAGAAGGTCGTATCTCTGAAATCAAAATCGAAAACATCGATCTTTTCAATGCTCTCAGACTACTAGTAGCTCAAGGCGTTTTAGCCCAAGATGAAGTCCGATTTGAGTATGAGGAGTCTGACGAAGAAACTCATACTACACAAGCCTTACCAGTAACAGTTAATAAATATGGAGCATGCCCTAACTGGCCCACAGGTATGTTCGGTGAAAACCTATATCTGACTGGGCAAATTTTACGAACTGGCATCAATAAGAAGAAAGCAGAAAGAGAGTAATGTATCGACGTGGGATGGTAGCTTTATCTGGAGACCCAGTTCATTTAGGACATGAACATCTGTTCCAAGTGGCTTCCTCTAAATGTCAAAGTTTCGTCATATATATCACTGATAATGATGAGAAGAGAGGATCTTATTTATATTCTCAAGAAGAGAGAGTCGAATTAATAAGAGCTGCGGGTATAAAGTATGAAGTAGTGACTGGCAATCTACCACTTGTAGATATGTATCTACGAGAAGGTTGTGACGTTCTCTTCCGTGGTATACGTAACGAATCTGACAAAGCATATGAAGACAAACAGATGTCTTTTCATAAATTGATATACCCACATCTAAATGTTCAATATATATTGGCCAACCCAGAATTAGTCCATATCTCTTCTACATTAATCAAATCCTTTGCTTGGCATCATGTTGACGTCTCGCCAATGGTGAGGCTGTCTGTAAAAGCTAGTTTAGAAAAACGCATGCACAAACATCTTTTGATAGGGGTCACTGGATGTTTAGGAAGTGGCAAGTCATACCTTTGTGAGAGATTATCGTCTTATATCCGGTATAAAACAGGTCATGTTGTCCAATTTATATCTATAGATGATTTGATTCAAAAACTTTTTCAAGAAGCCACACCTGGGGCTCAGTTAGTTAGAGACAATTTGAACGCTATGTTCCAAGATGATGTTTTATCGGAAGATAGTTTGTCCGTAGATAAGGTCAAACTAATAGAGGCCGTAACGAAAGCTGGGCCTGAAGCCAAAGATGAAATCTGGAAGTTAATTCTCCCGCATGTACATCGATTATATAGGGAGAGATTAGCAACATCTTTTGCGGGGACTATTTTAGTGGATTATGGTCGCCTTTTAGAAGATAATTTATCTAGCTGGACCAATAATGTCATGATAGTAGTAGATAGTCCAAATAGGGATGAATTTGCGAGAAGCAATTATTCAGAGGATTTTATATCCTTGAATAATTCCAGAGATTTGTCTACCGAAAATAAGATAGAAACTTTACGTAATCGTATTCGTAAAGATAGATACGGACGTGTCTTCACGTTTTCTAATGTAAAAGAAAATCGCGATTATGTAGATTCTATGTCTGCATTGACAGAAGAGTTAGTAACTGTTTTTCCATCTTTAGCTAAGAGACAAACATGCCAAAATTAGTTGGTAATTATTATATCACGGGAGCCCTTGGAGAAGGGTCTTTTGGGTGGATATATACAGGACACCATTCTATACTTGGAACAGAAGTACCGGTCTGTCTGAAAAGGGAGAAGACACAGCAAGAGCCTTTTATTAGGATGTTCAAGGAAGAGGCTATCCTCTTATCTAAAATGAGACATCCTGCTTTACCATCTTTCCAAAATTACTTAGAGATACCTGGTAAAGAAGGTTTAGAAAGATTTATAGTTCTATCCTTCATACAAGGAGAGTCACTAGATAAAATACTGGAGTCTGGGCCTATTAGTGGTAGAGACTATCCTGGTAGACACATAGATGATGAACATATTTGTTGGGTATTAGATCGTATCTTATATGGTCTGGCTTATTTGCATGGTAGACACCAGATAGTACACTGTGATCTAAAACCAGGTAACTGTATTATAAATATAGAAAACCATGAGGTAGTCTTAGTAGATCTCGGCATGGCAGCTTCAAGACCCGATGCAGATACTTTAGCAAAGGGTGGGACTCCGGGCTATCTGCCGCCAGAGTTTGCATTAGGGCTACCGCCTATAGCTCAGTCTGACTTTTACTCTGTAGGCAAGATAGGGGTTGCTCTGGCCGGAGGAAATATACAACAAGGAGAGCCACCAGCTAATATGAGACCACCATTACGAGAGTTTTTGATGTCTCTCATACGCAGGGACCCTATGGCTAGACCATCAAATGCCAATGAACTTCGAACTCAATTAGCGGATTTACGAAAAAGAATGTTTGATCGTACTGAGTGCCTAGAATCTTTTAAAAGGAGACCTGTATGAGTGGAGCACATGGATGGGGCGGTAATGATAGATCTTCTTATAACCCCCAGAATGACAGAGATGACTTTTCTAGTGCCCGTAGGGCATATGATAGTCCTCGAACGAGGTCACAATATGGTACTAGATCCTCAACCCCAGACAGCGGTCCTCTGGACAGACTAGACCTCTTGATGGGTAGTGTAGCAGTACCCCCACCAGTCCACGCATATACAGATCTCCGTGCTAAGGTACTTAAGAGCACGAAAGAAAATGTACTCATAGTCATGATGGATATGACTGGGTCCATGGGTCAATGGAGAGAAGACATATTCAAATTCCTGGTAAATCTCTATGAAGAGAGTCAAACTCTTCTAGGCCAGAGTTTGGAGATTTTGTTTATCGCTTTTGGGGATGTAAAGTACGGAGATACTATACAAATAGCTACTTTTGGAAGTGGTCCAGAACTAGATTCTCATCTTCAGGCTTTTACCAAGATGAGTGGTGGTGGAGATGGTGAAGAATCGCCAGAGCTCGCCGCATACTATCTTCTAGAGAGTGTTGATGTAAGCAGCGCTAAACATGTATATGCGTACATTATCACGGATGAAGCTGCTGCTCCTAGAATATTAGCCTCTAACCTAAAGAGATCTGTGGCCCTGACCTTGAAACCAGAGCTTGTGGAAGTGCGGCACATATTTCAAGCGTTGCTTCGAAAAATGGAAGTGTTTGTGATACTTAAAGAAACGGATATGCCTGAGTACAGCCCTAGACTTATTCGCCAGTATTGGGATACTACCTTAGGGCCTGACCGTGTTTTACAACTGGACCGAGCTAACCTTGTGGTAGAGACTATGTTAGCTAGTGTAGCTAGACGAACCGATCAAGACGAGGTCTTCAACTCTTCTTATCAATCAAGGAGAGGCAGTACCGCTTATGGCGCAGTAAATTATGACCTCGTACAAAAATCTGTAGCTATGGTTCCAAAGGGTAGTTCTGTTGTTCAAGCACCCAACCCAAGAACAGGTACTCGTAATTTGACAGATTTTCTAGATGACCCCACTTAATATCTCTTAATCATACATTTCCAATTCCGTTATCCAAATAAATGTTCGAGGAGAAGTCTGTGTCAAGATACGACTTATTTTGGGAACTTGTTTTGGAAGTGACATTTTCAGCAGACCCAAAAGGTGTTAAAAATACTGTCGAAAGCCAGTTTAATCAACATCTTGTTTCTATGCCTTCTACCGGGCCTAGATGGGAAGATGTTCCTAAACAAAATTACAAAGTTTTAGAAGTTGAATATATCGGAAATGGCGCTTGGTGTACTTTAGAATATGGCCTTAAAATTAATATAGGTGGGTATAAAGTACAGACAGGCGATGTAATAACCGTATATAGTAATGGACCTTACTGTAGAAATGACGGCACGGATTTGAATGGAGTACCTATTTTTCGTAACCTTTCTTGGTATGTTGGGCGTTCATGAAACGTAAATTTGTCACAAAAATTGGACCTTGGATTTTCAACCCTCTTTGTAGTTCTTGGGAAAGATGGGAACGTTGGAATAATTATGGACGAGTCTATGGTCTAGAGCTTGGTTATGGTTGGCATACGTGGCGTGTATTTGGAGAGCATGGTAAATGTTATACTTTTGAGGAAGGCCGAACCTTAATAGATGATCATATACTAACTGTAAAAAATAAATATACTAGGTACGTTTTAGACAATAAGACGAAATATTCTGAATTGGACATGAACATCCATACATTAATGTTCAACAGAGGTGGTTATCCGTACCCATATAGCACTAATCCAGAATATGCAAAACACGTTTACACTGCTTTAAATAAACTTCAAACTGGACAAAAAGACAGTCGTTATCCTTATCCATGTAGATACCGAGTAGATAAACGTGAAAAATTTGAATTCTGGTGTCTACCTATAGAAAAATATTTTGAAGATGAGGATATTGAAACTTTTGTAAGATGGAAATCTTACAACCATAAAATAAAATGGATTGCTCCGGTAAGCATACCGTGTGGTTACTCATATATGAATCCTGAAACAATATATGCTGAAACTTTCGAAATGGCTGTATGTAAAGCAGCCCAATATATGTTAAAGGCTGTCGAGGTAGAAGCACGAGAGTTGATAGGAAAACATGATGAAGACCGAAAGAAAGGAATATTCTTTCATGAGCAGTGGGGTTTGTTTTTACCCGAGGATTTGGCTCATTTAGTGTACCAGAAATTTCATCAAAAGTTTAACACGGCTACAGTAGGTGGGGATATTGAAGACCCGTATTGGTATAGAAAATGTCCTCAAGACAGAGATTATTTGGCGGAAGAAGTAAACACAGCAGATTTTAAACTTAGAGAGTTAATTCATGATTGAAGTGAGAAGAAATGATTTGCAAAAAGTTGTTCAACATCTTATGTATGAAGCAAAAGTATTGGTAGGTCCCGCAGATACTTATGTGAAAATGCCAGAGTTGTCTATAGAGGAAGTCCTTTCTATTATAGAATACCCACGGACTGAACCTATAGATGAAGATGATCCTTGGCCTCATGAAGCAAGATTATATGCATCCACATTGCTTCGCAGGTTGCAAGATTTTATGCGTAAAGAAGTTTCTGAATTACTATGCTGATTACCTGTAATAACATACATGATTTTGTCTCTGAATCATTAGTAGTCAAATGTGACATTATAGCTAATGGTATGTTGAGGATGCAAACTCCGTTCTTGTATCCTGATGAGGATAACATAGATTTATTTTTGGACCAGAGAGATAAAATCTTATTGACTGACCTTGGACATACTATTTCTTATTTGTTAAACGTGTTTATTGACTTTAAGGCTCTTTGTGAGAAGGGCGAGGCTATAGAGCAAATTTGTAGCAGGTTTAAAGTAAAACGTATAGGGGGAGAGTTCATTATTGATTCTACATATGATGACTTGTCAAATTCTATTTCAGAATTGATCCTGGTGTGTCAGCAAATAGCAGACTTATCCAAAGTCTGAGATCTTTTCGAACAGAAGCATAAAACCTAAAATCCTGCTGAAGCCTAATCTGTTTGTAATCGCTTGTCTCTATAAGGAGACGATATGCGAGAGCTTGAAAAAGGAAAGCAGAAGTTTGTTGAAATCAACGGTCAACAGATCCCATATGATAGTTTGATCAAGTTTTATGTGGACTCTGATACAGGCAATTGGATAGTAAGTACTCAATATAGTCCACAAACAATGATAGACCTGTTACAAGATGCTATAGATCACTTTTCTAAAATAGAGCCTATAGAAAATATACATACTGCTGTAAATTGGAGTTGACAATGTCTGATAAAAAAGGTGGCAAGATACTAAGACCGCCTCGTACATTCGTGAATAGATCTTATATAAAGACTGATCAGCCAGAAGTAAAACAATATGAACCAGAACCAGCACTTGTTGCTGTACCAAAAAATCCTATCGCCTCGCCTAAAGTCACTCAAAGTTAGATACAAGTCCATCTTCTTCCTTTCTTGTAGTTGAATTTTCTAGATAAAAAGAAACTAGAAATCTCAAATAACAAGAAAGGAATTGGAGTATGGATACCGTCATTATAGAAATCAGATCCGCCGAAGGTGGAGATGATGCAAAATTATTTGTCTATGATATGTTTAAAGTGTTAGTCCGATATTGTTCTATCCATAAATGGGATACTGAAATATTGGAAATGAAAGAAGCCTCTAAAGGTTACCATGAGATATCGTTTATGGTAACTGGTAGAGATGTTTATAATCTTTTAGTAAACGAGGCTGGAGGGCACAGAGTACAGAGAGTTCCTCCTACTGAAAAGAAAGGTAGAAGACAATCTTCTACCGTCACAGTAGCTGTATTGAAAGAGCCTACAGACTTTGATTTGCAAATAAAACCTTCGGATCTTATATATGAAACTATGAGAGGATCAGGTCCAGGTGGACAACATAGGAATACTACAGACTCTGCGGTACGTATAACTCATGTGCCAACAAAGATTACAGCATACTCTGCTTCTAAGTCTCAAAATGCCAATAAAAAGATGGCATTATCTGTTCTTAGATCAAGAATACATGAAGAAATGGAATCGAAGAATAAATCAGAAATATCTCAACATCGACAGAGTCAAGTAGGTTCTGGAATGCGTGGGGATAAAATTAGAACCATAAGGTATCAAGATGGTTTTGTATTTGATCATAGGACTGATAAAAAGATTAGACTACAAGATTGGGAAGATGGGAAATTAGACTTATTAAGAGGATAATATGAAATATTACAGCCACGCTAACCCAGATGGCTATCTCTATTGTGTGAAGGAAGACGCTGTTAGACACGGGGTATTATTGGATTGTTTCCGCTGTCCTTTTTATAGGAGCAGCCTACAAGGCTTAGGTAGAGAGTGTGTCGTCACAGACGAGGAAGAAGTAATAGAAATAAAAGACCCGTATGCCTATGTTGAAGCAAAACAAGTTGGAGATGTTGAATGAATAAAGTAGCTGTTGATCCTTCTTTACACCCAATTGATCAATATAGATCAGAGTGGATTGAAATAGTCCAATTCTTGGCGATATTGTACATATTCTCGAAGTCTGATTTCTATAAAAATGACTCAAAGTCTATAGACGCTACTACTCTCTACAATGGTAGTCAATTCATAACCACTATGAATAGATACAAGCATTTGGAGAATAATTCTACAGAGTTTTATGAGTTCCTCCAAAGTATTTTGAATCCAGGTGAGTATGGAGAAGTAAAAGCTTTATTTGATCAAGTGCAGACCCGTGTTGCAGCGGGTAACTATCATGCTCCTTCTCTAAAGAGAATATTCACATCTATACGAGATGATATTAAACATGTCCATGTTCCTAAGTTAAGAGCTGTATTGATTCCTGCAACGATTTATTTCAGGAATGGGTCTGTTCCTAACAAAGATGTAGAGCTACAGTTGATTGAGTCCTTAGATAATCTCCGTAACCCACGCATACGAAGAATGTTGGATATGATTTTGTTGGACCTAGACAAAATGGTGGCTTCTGCTCCACAGCCGACAGAAACTGGTATCCCAACTAACTTTATAGCGGATTTAGCTGATATACGGGTAATGTCCAAAGGCGATAGATTATACCTTGCTCAACATACTACAGATGATCAGACATTAAAGAATTTAGCGACCATAGCAGATGAAGGTGATAAGAGTGTATTAAGTGCCTTGTTTGCTCGTGGATACATGCAAGGTTATTTAATGCCTAAGTATGAGGCAAATGGACTTGTAACAGTAGGTAATTTCTCTAAACTCAAAGATGATATATTATTTGAGTATCTACGATATACTTTAGGGAATTACGGCTGGAGATCTAAGTTTCCGAAAAACTGGGAAGCAACTTATAAAACGCTCCTAAAAGGAAGAGAGAGTCTAACTCTTAAGATGATGGATTACAGTTTGTTTGCTAATTCTGATTTTTATAAAGCTGCTGTGATTGTAGTAAGTCCAGAACGGTGGACAAATGCACAAATCTCCCAAATATGGGGTTACGCTCCCGATCCAGATCCATTAATACACAGACTCTCTAAGCCGGAGAGAATAACTTTATTCAATGAAATTGTACGTAATGGTAACAGTGATAGAAACCTTGAAGTATTGTGGCTTTTTGACTGTACCCGAGCAGAAATAGAACCCTTGTTAAAAGCTAATCTTGTGAAAGATGCGACATTCATAAACAGCATCTTTGGAAGACCTTGGGGTGAGATAATCAAAGCTGTAAGAGCTGATAGATGGTCTCGTAGTGCAGTAGACCTCAATTTGTTTCTTACTTTTTTCCAAAAATTGTCTAGAGAAGACATACTCTTCCTTGAAGAGACTACTTTTAAGAAAGGATTCATAGATTATTTAGAAAATAGTTTAGGGTCTTATCCGGGTGGGTCTCTTGCTTATATCTCAGATATATGGCGTGTTTCATCTAATCCGGTTCACATATGGTTATTTACTTTTTTGCCGTCTAAATATATAGACGTTTTGCAAGAGTCTGTAGATGCATCCGACCCTTTACATGCTAAATTGTCAGATGCGATAGAGTTGAAATCAAAGGGCTTGAAGGTAAAAGCTGAAGAAATGGAAAGAAGATACTCAGATATCAATAGTATGTCTTCCTCTCAGTTATTGCAATATTTCGAATGTTTAGATCCTGACAAATTAGTAGATAAGTATGCCTTGTTGACAAGATATAGCAGATCATCCGATATTGATATATGTGTAGCAAGAAGAGCGTCTGTAGCTACTTTAGCTAAATTTTTGACCATGCATAATATGTTCTATTATACAAGAGATGTCCTTGAAGTAGTTCTGCCTAGATTACGTCCTGGAGATTATTTGGAATTATTGGACATAGAGGTTGATGGTATACAAGCATGGGTAGGTAACAATATACCGCCAGATGAGTTAATCAAACAAGTTAAGAAGTCTAAATATAAATTAATTTCACAAATTTGCAACAGAATAACTGAATTCTCTAAAACAGATAAACAGTATATTTTGTCTCTGTTAGAAGATAGAGCCGTAGTCAGAGAGGTAGGACCAGACACTAGAGATGCTACTATAGCTTGTATCATACGTACAATGCCTGATATAGCCGCCAATTATATTGGATCCTCATCACACTTAATCCAAGCAGCAGCAGTTATTGGAGTAGACTCTAATACTGTTGTGAGTACAATAACCGCATCCTCTAACCCAATAATAAATGGTGTTTTTGGTAGAGATGATTTTGCTGAAAACGCCCCAATGTATCTGAACGCACATTTAGAACGAATGGCTAGTTCTTATTCCTATCGTATGGATGGGAATTGGCAATCATCTTTAATTGGATTTGATGAAGCTGTATTAAAGATGTCGGATGACCAATTTAAGTCAGCGTTAGGGGCTCTGGCTCTTGGTAATGCTACAACTTTAGATGTACAAGCTTGCATAAGATCTATGAGACCATTCGGACCCAATACTGTGATGCGGATCGTATCTTTAAAGGATAAAGATCTTTACAATATTGGACAGAATAACTGTAGATTTATACTAGATAATTTATCTCTCACCGAACTAACTTCAAGGTTCCCTATTTGGGATATGTACAGGTCCCCAATACTACCACTTTTCCCGGTATTCCGAGATTTAGTAGATGTATGTTTTAGCTTTTATGTTAAACACCCTGTATGGCTTTCTGCGGTAGATGACGCAGACCTTGTAAAAGCGTCTAAAGATTATGAGTTAGGTTGGGGTCCGAGAGGAAGATTTGAAGAAGAATTGAGACGTAGGCAGACCTTAAGAGAAAAAGAGAAAGAACATAGTCATTCTGATTTGATAACAGAAGCTATTACAAATCAAGATCCCGTTTCTTGTGCAAACCTCTTATGGAAGCCTGGTACAACAGCACTAGATACCGCTTCTCATACGGTACTGACCAATTTTTTGAAATCCAAATCTGTAAATTTTGGGTTTAAAATGGCAGTTGTACAGTATGGATCCAAAGAGCTTTTAGACTTTTTGTGGGAGTTTGATACAAACTCTAGAACCCTTTTAATACAGGCATGTCCGAAATGGGAATTTGACACACGCTTACCTGGCATGATAGAATATATGCGTGGTAAAGGTATTATGGAAGTTAAGGGTGTAAAATGGCCAAACCCATCTTATGTTACAGAGGATACTAGAACTAAAGCATCTATGATTGAGAGGGCTGACTCCACACAGACATTAGATCTCTTCAAATATTATTACGAAGTACAAGGTACTTTTGGTCCTAAGGTGAGAGAAGCCTTTCTTGAAAAATTGGATCTAGACTCAGACTTCAAAAATATTTTGCTAACATTCTTGTTGTCTAAGGAGTTCAAATTAAGAAAGAAGCAGTTTACTCTGGACATGATTCCTATAGTCACTAAGATAGACTCAGCCCCTTTAAATGAAAAATTCAATGGGTCTGGTAGAGTTCGCTCAGAGAAAATTGGAAGTGTACTAGATTATTGGGATGGCTTAAAGACTCAGTCTGCTAAAGAAAAATGGCTTGATGAGACCAATAACAGAAGTACCACAGAAACATTACTACAAAGTTTAGTAGAAAGAGCCATACCTTTATCAGCTCCTTTAGATACAGAATTTACTCTTGGAACTAATGATTCTAGCAAGACCTCTGAGTTTTTGAATCTTATCAAATCCAAATCTAGGACTATCACGCACAAAGAATTGTTCAGTATGTCCCTTGAACGTGCGTCGGATACTGACATTCGAGGATGGTTATTATCAAATCCTCTTAGAGTTTTTGATTTTATTAAACCAGAAGCAGACGCATCTAAATCTACGGTTAGAATAGACGCGGTAGCTAACGATGAACATGATAAGATTGAAAAATTCATAAAGGATACCTGGAAAGGTGCAGATCGAGGTATCAAACCAAATATCAAAAGTGTATTTAAGGTTGTTAACCCTCCTCAAAAAGAATATGAGAAGAGGAAAAACCCCACTACAAATGTAAAAACATTGATACATGGCACTCACTACTTTGCAGCTGGATTAATTATACAAAATCATTTCAAAGTCATGACTACCGCGAAGAGCGGTAGAATGTTGGGGGATGGTATATATTTTACAGATTGCGGAAGCAAGAGTGCTCAATATATCAGCGGTGGGTTTGGGGTATATACTGAATCCGGAGCCTTTTTAATTTGTGAAGTAGATTTAGGTAATTGTTTGATCTTAAATGACAAAAACGATCATCAAAAGAGGTCTTGGAACTCAGCCGGGTATGATAGCGTTTACTGGCCCAAGAAAGTAGACAATAATGGATATGGCGGTAGAGACGCTGAGTATGCAATTGCAGATGTAAGTAGAATAAGAGTACTGTACGTTGTACACTTAGAAAGAGTGCAAGATCGTTCTTATTAAAATTCCATATCCAATCTAATCTTTATTGTTGTAACCTACCGTAGACGCTTTTTTCTAGAACGAGGTATCAGTGTTCGGAAAAGTCAAATCATTCAAAACAAAAAACGGAAGTGGATTTATCCATAAATCTTCTCAAGATACTTCTGGATATATTCAGACCTTAGATGCAGATGTATTCGTTCATGTCTCTAATATATTAGAGAATGAAGGAGACCCTTCTGACATTTTGATTCCTGGAGAGCTTGTAGAATATGATCTACATGACTTTAGGCGTGGACCTTCAGCTCTAAGGGTTAGAAGACTAAATCCTTTAACACTTCCAACCCAAATCGGATTAATAACCAAAAAGTTTGACAATCTAGGATATGGATTTGTAGGTTCTACAAAAGGAGACGTGTTTTTCCACTTTGCGGATGTAATGTATGATGATTTTACAATAGGCGATGAAGTATCATACTTACTAGCAGTTATCGAAAACAAACAACGAGCATTACGTGTCAGGAGAAAATGACAATGGCTGATTATTGGGAAAGTGACGAATTAAAAGAACTAGCTGAAGATCTAATTGCCAACGCTCATCCATATTTGGCGAGCGCTAAGATTGCGTATCTTTTCAAAGATAAAGCATCTAGAAAAAATCTGACCCTAGATGGAGAAACTACTCAAGTAATACCCGGCAATTTTACTAAGATGGGAGCTGGAAAGTATGAACTTCTAACTAAGAAAGACTTAGTATTAGAGTTTGGATATGATATATGGCAGGAATATTCTGTAGCTCAAAGACGATACTGGGTAGATACTTTGTTGTCTGGTATTACAGGAGAAGAAGACGACAAGGGCGGAGACATGCATTATTGGTCAATCCCTTACCCTATTGCGTTTTACCCAGACGTTATAAAGAGAAACGGACTCGTCCTTGACGAATTACGGGATGCTTACCAGATCATGAAGGCAGTTTATGAGGAGGATCTGAAAGGTATTTTACGTAAGTCTGTAACTCCGACCGAGACTTCAGTGAGTGCTGAATCTTTTGAAGATACTTTCGAAGATCAGAGCTAATTCTACCTGACCAGAAAATGCTGTTAGAACCCCACCATATAAGAGGATTTAATGTTTATAGGCATTTCTGGATTGATTGGAGTCGGTAAGTCTACCCTTACAAAATCTTTAGCGGAACATCTAAATTATAAAGCTTATTACGAGCCTGTTCAAACAAACCCATACTTAGAAGACTTTTACAAGGATATGTCTAGATGGACCTTCCCTATGCAAATGTTCCTCTTAGCTAAAAGATACCAGCAACATCAAGAAGTAATATGGGATCCATGTCATCAAATAGGTTCTGGTGTGGTACAAGACCGTACTATATATGAAGATACTATCTTTGCCAGAATGCATTATAGAGACTGTTTGATGGATGAGAGAGACTATAACACCTACATAAGTCATTTCAACGTCATGAAGAGATTTCTTCAATACCCTGATGTTATAGTATATTTGAAGGTGTACCCAGAGCTAGCCTTGGAAAGAATAAACAAACGTTCAAGGGATTGTGAGGCAGGTATACCACTCTCTTATTTAGAGGATCTTTATGAAGGGTATGAAACTTTTATCTCAGAAATTGGAAACTTCGTGCCTGTATTGACTTTGGATTGGAATAATTATTTATCTGTAGAAGAAGTTGCGGATAGAATTGATGACACGGTACGCAACAACAGTAAGTTCATGCGTAGTATTGTGAGGATATGATGCCTGATCTTAGAACTATCAAAAAGATAAAAATTCTGTCTAAAACAGAGTATGTCTTAACACAAGAAATACCTACCCATGACGGGAATAAAGAAGTACCTTGGAACATAGACTTATCTGATGCTTATGATTATGACTACACAGACCAAGTTTTCGATACTCTTTCTTCTGAAGAAAGAGTATCTATTCTATCTACCACTTTATTGTCTATGGAAGACATTTCAGAGTTAATAAATATAGAAGATGAGAATGGTGTTTTAAATGTTCCAGAAAGAGACTTGGTATATAAAAACTTATCTTGGAAAAAAGTTTCAGAAATACGGTTAGACGATGAATAGTCATTAGACGAGTTTGCTTTACTTGTGCCATAAAGCCCTTACATTTACCCGTTATTGGTCAACCTTCAACACAATAGCTGGGTGCAATATGCTGACAAATGTGGCTTGGGATGTGGTTCAAAAGATTCTGGAGATCCTTAGCAACTTTCCTGCCTTATTTTAAATCATACTCCGTATATACCTTTGTTTAAGCGATATATACGGAGACCCTCCATGGCATACAGCGAAAAAGTTTTAGACCATTACGAAAACCCCAGAAATGTAGGATCCTTAGATAAGTCTGACCCAAATGTAGGTACAGGCTTAGTAGGCGCTCCGAGTTGTGGGGACTTACTTAAATTACAAATACGAGTGAATGAGAAAGGTATAATAGAAGAGGCAAGGTTTAAAGCTTTTGGGTGTGGGGCAATGATATCCAGTTCTAGTTATGTGACTGAATTAATTAATGGTAAGAGTTTAGACCAAGCTTCAAAAATATCCAATCAAGAAATAGCTCAAGAGTTGTCTCTTCCTCCTGTAAAAATTCATTGCAGTGTGTTGTCTCAAGATGCCATATTAGCAGCTATAACTGACTACAAGAAGAAACAAATCAAATGATAAATATCACTCCTAAAGCATCGACTAAAATCAAATATCTCAAAGAACAAGATAATATACCGCATTACGGACTTAAGATAGGTGTCCGTGGGGGTGGTTGTTCGGGTTTAAGCTATTTAATAGAGTTTGCGGAGGACCCAGAGGAAGACGATTTAATATGGGACATTGAAGGACTTAAAATATTCGTAGATCCTAAAAGTCACATATATTTATCTGGTACTACATTAGATTATGTAGAGTCATTAATGGAAACAGGGTTTAAGTTTCTGAACCCTAATGCTACCAAATCTTGTGGGTGTGGAGAGAGCTTCTCTGTCTAATATTCCTACATTTATATAAGCCTTTCTTTTTTGCATGTTTCCTTGATAAGATATTAAAATTAAAAGGAAACACATGCAAAAAACAAACATACGAACTGCCTCTGGCCAACCTATTTGGTATCTATACCCAGAGAAAACTCAAATTCTTTTAGAAGACATATACGCCGGTCAACGTAATATAAGGTACTCCGGTCAAAACCTCGTAAGCATTATGCAACATAGTGCTATATGCACGGGCCTATCTCAGCTATACGGGTACTCTGTAGAAGAGATAGCTTATTGTGCTGCCCATGATCTACACGAGAGTTATATAAACGATTTACCGAAAGGTTTGAAAGAAGTACTTCCAGACTACTGTGCCATTGAAGAAAAGTGGGAAGCCAGAGTCCATACCGCACTGGGTTTTACATGGCCGCCTACACATGCTATGCAAGAAAAGATAAAGCATGTTGACATACGTGCTTTATGTGTAGAAATGTGGATAGCTGGGTGGGATACTTGGGAACCAGCTATTAATGTTGCTAATTGGTTTGGAGGGTTGCCTACTAGTCAAGAATTGGCAGTAGGTAATAACATTTTAAAACCTCCCGCTCCTATTGGTACTTACATCTGGAAAATAATATTAAACGCTCTTGACAATCATATTAAACATGAACCCAGATAAGCTTCTTGAACAACTAGTCAAGTCTATAGTAGACAGCCCGGCAGAAGTTCATTCCTCTTTAGTTGATGAGGGGTCTTTTTTGACTTTACGTCTCTCTGTAAATGCCAAAGATAACCAAAAACTAACATCTTCTGGAGCATATGAAACTATAAACACTATTTTGAAAGCCGTAGGCGGAAAATTAGATAAACGCATAGAACTACATATAGAGGATAATAATGTTTGTACAAGTAAGTGATTTTCTAATAGACCCAGAACATGTATTAGCTATCGGCCCTACTATACATGGTATAGGTGTTTCATATAGGACCGTGTATTTAAAAGCTGTTTCAGGTATGACACAAGTCCCAACCATATTCTTGTCTGTTGAAGCAGCTAATGAATTAGAGAAACTTTTGTTAGATCCTTCTGAATAAATCTTTTGACCTTGATACAACTTTCTCGACAGAAGAACAGTTTAAGCCTACATGATTAATTCCGTACCTATATCTCTTACCATTCCATATTCGCTATCGTTAGATAGTTTAGAACAGATCTTCCTATCTCTGGAAGATCTGTTGGATGGAGGGCCTTAGAGGATCTTGTTAAGATTGAGACCTTTAAGAGCCCGTACTTCTAATACAGAAGACGGGCTTTTTATTTTATGGGGCAATGGTGAAGATACAGATAATGTCAGACTTACATATAGGGATTACCAATCACTGGTATAAACCTGTCAATACAGACGCAGATGTGGTCATATTGGCGGGTGATACTATTGAGGGTATACGAGGCATTCTCTGGGCATCTGAGTCTTTCCCAAATCAGATGGTCCTATACATAGCGGGTAATCATGAGTATTATAGTAACTCTTATCCTAGGTTTGCTGAGAAATTGAGAGAGGCTGCGTCCAAAACCTCGAACGTAATCTTTTTAGAGAATGAGTTCATAGATATTGATAATACCAGATTTTATGGGTGTACCCTTTGGACAGATTTTGATCTTTTTGGTACTTCGGTCTCTAGTTATACTGCCGCTCAAGATCGAATGAATGACTACAGAAAAATACGTGTTAGTTCAGACTTTAGGAAACTTAGGACAAGAGATACAGCAGCTATAAATGCATTTTCTAAATCTTGGTTGGAAAAACAGATAGATAGTTCGTATACAGGTAAGAAGGTTGTTATTACACATCATGCTCCAAGTGCCAAGTCTTTAGAGCCTGGGTGGAAATCCGATGAGTTGTCTCCAACATATGCCTCTAACATGGAGACATATATCGAAACCTTTAAACCTGAGTTATGGATACACGGTCATATACATGATCATAATGATTACATGTTAGGACAGACTAGGATTGTGTCTAACCCCCGAGGTTACCCTAAAGAGAAGTCAGGTTTTATATCTGACTTCGTTGTGGAGATATGATGTTAGTTGAGGCATGTTTAGCATTAGCAAAACAAGTTTTAGAGATACGTAGAAAGAATAACGGAATCGATTCAAAAGAGGAAGATGATTTGCTAGATGAACTGGATGTTTTGTGGTACAAGATGTCTGATCATGAAAGATTAAAAGTAGAAGGAACACTAAAAACTTGGTAGACTGAAATGAAGTCTTTTAGTTTTAGATATCATGCCTTAAATCGATTTAAAGAACGGTTTCCAAAAAAGGTTGATGAATTTGATGGCGACGTATATAAAGCAGTGGCTGTTGAATTATATAAAAGGTCTAAAGAAGACAGAACATATTTGAATAACACTCCTTTCATGATTTATCTTGGTGAACGGTATGGTTATGATAGAAAATATAGTTTCTATGTTAGTGATGATTGTGTTTTCGTATGTATAGAAAAAGCTATTGTGACTGTTTTGGATAAAAAAGGTTCACACGTTCATGATCCTAGACCCAGATTTCGAAGCAGCAGACGATAAATATGCGAGAGTGGCGTAATGGTAGCCGCACCAGCTTGAGGGGCTGGCGATCGAAAGATCGTGTGGGTTCGAATCCCACCTCTCGCATTAGGCCCTTAATCCAGGTATGAAATCCTGGCATCCGGTTTGAGACACGGCATTATGCCCATAGTTGCGGATGTAGTTTAATACTCAGGATCGGATAGAACGAGGGACATTGTGGAAATTGGTTCCGATCAATCAATTTCTGAAAGCACGTCTAGGTTGATTCGTGCATAAAGGGTGATAACCTATTCCCTTAAAAGCCTCTCTAGACCAACGGTTAGAGTCAGTAGACTCAAAATCTACACAGTCTCAGTTCAAATCTGAGGAGAGGCACCAGGAGGATTTATGATATTAGATATTGACGATTCCGATTGGGCAGAAGTTTTCAAATATGCTTCTTTTTCAAGAGAAGACGTCATTGAGTCTATAGCTCAAGAAGATGGAGATAATGATGGACCTAATTGGATAGGTCTATTTTGTCTTCAGAATGGCAAATATGGTGTAGTCAGAGCTGGTTGTGATTATACTGGATGGGGCTGACAAGAGAATGGATCTTCTAGTGAACATGACTCATTAGAAGACGCAATCCAGTTTGGATTGGAAGATGAAGAAAGAATTAGATTGAAAGGTCAGTTAGATACGTACATGTCTAACTTGAAAGCTTTTGCTCAGCCTATTGTTTCCTGGTATGATCTGATGGAGGATTAAATGGTATCAAATTTTGCAAAACAAATATCACAGGCATTGATCATAGAGACGGACAGTTATGCTGGTAATTTCGAACGAGATATGACCTCATATCTTACTGGTTATGTTGGCGAACACTACCATGGGAAATGTGAGAAATATGCAAAGGATGCCAAGAAATTCTGGCATAAGCATTTTCCAGAATCTAAAGAGTATGATCCCATATTTGAACTCGATTATGTGTATAGTGAATACGGGTCTGTTGTTTGTACTATAACTGGAGAAGGTTGCAAAGATGTAGCAATCTTTTTAGCTCAGATACAGAAGATGAAGGAGACTTTACTCTAAGAAATCAAAGAGTGTTACAATTGTTGAAACAACGAGCTGTCGAATTTGGGGAGAAAAATAATATCAGAATAAAGTTAGTAAGGCTTGAGAGATATGAACGTATTGTTCGTACTTATGTTACGACAGTAGAATAAATATATGCCGGAATAGACCAATTGGCAAGGAGTCGCCATCTTCAGAAGGTGGACAGTGTGGGTTCGAACCCCACTTCCGGCACCAGCAGACATATGAGATAGGTATGATGACTAAATAGGTCAAGGGTTCGAATCCAAATGTTTGCATAATCAAAAAACCTAGAAAGGACCTTATGAAGACTCATGTTAACACAGGGACGGTAGGACACGTGGAGATTAAGGTTTAACGTGTTGTTCTCTATGGCAGTTTACACAGGTTAAAATGCACTTATCTACCTCATCTTTGATTTCAGAGAGATATTTATCTCTCATTTCGGCAATGCCAAAAGATTTTTGAGTTGGGTCTTTGTGATGTAAATCTAATGCAGCAATGTTTTTGTTATAGGAGCATATTTCACAAACCCCTCCTTTATAGGAGATAATTTCTTGTTTGATTTTTGCTCTACCTTGTCTACCATATAAACGAGTACATGACTTACACCAAGGTTTTGGTATTCCTTTATCTATAGGGAAAGAATTTATAGTTTTATGTAGGTTGCATCTACGACATCTATGGCCTAATGGGTCAAGCTGCCCGTGGTCAGAATTTTTAAAATCTATGTCTGCCATACGCTGATGTTCTTCGCGGTGACAGTTGGCACATAAGAGCATACATTTATCGAGTTCTGGTTTAGCTGTTTTGAAACATGGAAATCTTCTACTAAAAGTGAAATCTTTTTGAGTAGGGTCTTTGTGATGAAAGTCCATTGCATCTAAACATTTGCTATAATTACAAAGCTCGCAGGATCCGCCTTTATAAGCGACTGCCTGCTCCTTATAAGATTTAGTTTGTTGTTTAGATTCTTCGTGATGACATTTTTTACAGATAGACAAGGGTAGTCCACTGTGCCTAAAATAGAATTGATCTATAGGTTTTATTGAGTTACATTCTTTGCAAAAAGATTCAGACTTGTTGTGTTTTTCTAAGGTCTTTCGGTTACTTATTTTGTTGCTACCTTTGATAAAAGGAGAACAATCTAAGCAATATTTACGTTTGTGGAGGGCTATTCGTTCTCCGTCAATAGTCACATTTAAGAGATATGAGTTTTGACAATTTGGACAAATCCTAGTGCGTGTAGAAATGTTATTTGGCAAATGAAGTCTCCATGAATTTTAGGTTCGATGAAGTACTTCATAAAAGGAATATTGTTATTATCCGTTAGTTGTTCTGTGGTAAATTAAATTTGGAGAAAAAGATGGGTAGAGTAATGTTAACAGTCGGAAGTATAGGTCACATCGACCATGGTAAAACCACTCTTACGGCAGCTATCACAAAGATACAGGCTAAAGAACATGGTGGGCAAGCCCTTAACTATGATCAAATAGATAAAGCTCCTGAAGAAAAAGCTCGTGGTATTACAATCAATACCGCTCACGTAGAGTATGTAACAAAGAACAGACATTATGCACATATTGACTGTCCAGGACATGCTGACTACATCAAGAACATGATCACGGGTGCTGCTCAGATGGACGGTGCTATACTTTTGGTCGATGGATCTCAAGGACCTGAGCCCCAAACCAAGGAACACGTATTGCTTGCATCTCAAGTAGGGGTAAAGCATATCGTTGTTTTCGTGAACAAAGTTGATCGTTGTGAAGACGAAGAGCTCTTGTCTCTCGTAGAAATGGAAGCAAACGAAATCCTCGAGAGCTATGGGTATACTGATGTCAAGTTCGTGAGAGGATCCGCTCTTAAGGCTCTTGAAGCGGCTAATGCAGGAGACTGGACTAGCCCTTGGATCGGATCCATCCCAGAATTGATGGATGCTTTGGACAATACTATTCCAGAGCCTGTTAGAGATATGGACTCTCCGTTCCGAATGTCGGTAGAAGACGTTGTTACAATATCTGGGCGTGGTACGGTAGCTACAGGCCGTATTGACCGTGGTAAGGTCAAGATCGGAGACGAGGTTGAGATAGTAGGTCTTACCGAAGACGAGGGTGGCAAACCCAGAAAGGTAGTCGTTACAGGAGTCCAGATGTTCCGTAAAGATGTACCGGAAGGTCTTGCTGGTATGAACATCGGTATGTTGCTCCGTGGGGTTAAGAGAGACGAGATACGGAGAGGTCAAGTTTTGGCCGCTCCTGGGTCTATTAGAAGCAATGCAAAATTCGAGGCTGAGTTTTATACCTTGACCGCAAAAGAAGGGGGTCGTGAGAAACCATTCAAGAGTGGGTATAGACCTCAATTCTATTTCGGTACTACAGATGTTACTGGGGTAATCACTCTTCCAGAAGGGTTAGAGTGTGTCAACCCAGGTGACCGTACTACTATCAAGGTTGAACTGAATAAACCAGCTGGCTTTGAGGTGAACTCTCGCTTCGCGGTTAGAGAAGGTAGTCGTACCATTGGGGCTGGGGTGATCACTAATATTGGTAATGTATGAACCAGGACTATCTGCGCAAGATAATTGAGGGCGTAGAAACTATTAAGACTGCCCCTGTACTGTTTACTTTAAAAGACCTTACAGAGGCAGTCTTTGTATTGTCCAGGCCTATACCGATGTTGCTATGGTGTCCTTCATGTGGCGAAAGACATATAGATACGGGTGAGTTTGAAACAAAAGCACATCATACTCATGCATGTCAAAAATGTGGCATGGTATGGAGACCTTCTATTGTTGCGACGGTGGGGGTTCGATTTTTACCTGGGTTCAAGAATTTGTCTGAATGATTTTGGATAATTTTAAAATAATTTAGAATCTCTCTGATTAACTTTGATAGTAGTTCGTTAGTATTATATGAACGATGGAAGTAAAGAGCGGAACAAAAGCGGCATAATGGACCCAGTTGCTAATACCTGAAAGGGTCGAGCCATTATCCACTTCCAAAGGGCAAAAAAGCAAATTAGTGTTTTGACTTAAATAATCGCGAGAAATGCAAAGTAACGCGGGGAAAAGACAAGCACTTGTGAGCGACGGAAGAAAAACTGGAGAGCCCTTAAAACGGTACTGATAAAGTACGTCTGAGCGTTTTAGGACGCGTTGATGGACACTGTAAAAGGTGTAACAGTGACTGAGGGCTTGTTGAAAGTAATGCTTCCGCTACAATGAATGCTAACCCATTGTAGAGATTTAGAAGAGTTAGCAACTAATAAAAAACGGAGGACGCGTCCTCATAAGACCAACTTCCTCCAAATTTATCTTATATTTTGTTATTATATGTTATATATTTTAGAGTATACTACAGTTATGTAACTGTAGTATAATAGGTTAGACGAGGTAGAAACATTTGTGTAGAGTAAATGAGCCCTAACAAGGCCAACTTTTACTACTTTATGTATTAAAATACATAAAGGGTCATTTGTTGAAACCCACTCAGTAGAGTTTATTAAGTAGGTATTAGCTCATTGTTGTAAAACCCGGCATAGCTTGTGACCCACGAGAAACCGGACTGACAGAGAGCAGGGTTGGATGCAGCATTGTTTTATCTACACATAGCATAGCTCTTGACCCGAGAGAAACTATGTTGAAACAATGCAGGGGCGTTTTAAAATGAACAAAATAGCTCAACGGGAGAGCACTGATGTTATAAGTCGATAAAGAGGGTTCGAATCCCGAAGCCATCGGAGGCCTTTATCGCTCTTCAGAGACTGAGGTTCGAATCCTTAATGTTCATGATTAGACTTTGGCGTGTAGCATCCATTAAACGCCACCATTTTTAGTGAGTATGAAAGTCAGGTGACTACAGAGACGTCTGTAATTGTAGGTTCGATTCCTACAGATGGCAAGGGTGCAATGAGGTTCGATTCCTCCCGTACTCACTAGTTTTTTGAAAGTTTTCTCTCGTAGTTCAACAGTAGAACGCTAGGCTTTCAATCTGGTAACGAGGGATCGACACCCTCCGAGAGCACCAATGAAACAAATTGGTGGGTATAGAAAAGGATCTGGAAGATCAAAACATGGTTATTATAAAGGTATTTATTGTGGGTCAACATATGAATTATGTTGGGTAGTATATGCTTTAGACCATAATATTAACTTTACAAGATTTTCTGGCATATTAGAAAATAATGGGTTGAAGTATGTCCCTGATTTTTTACTTGATGACTATAAAACCATAATAGAAATAAAAGGGTATGAACTTCCTTCGAAGGTAGAAGCAAAAACTAAAGTAGCAGAACATCATGGTTTTACAGTAATAGTTTTGCGTGAAAAAGATTTACAGTTCGCTTTCGATTATGTAAAGAATAAATTTGGAACAAAAAATTATCACATTTTATATGATAATTTTAAACCTAAACATGAGTTTAAATGTACATATTGTCAAAAGATTTTTTCTAGAGATGTCAAATATAATGTACTACCTTTTTGTTCAAAGTCTTGTTTTGGATTGTATAATACGAATAGAATTATGTCAGAAAAAGGGGATGTTTGGACTCATGGTCTAGATGGCAAACCTTTAAAATTAACGAAAGAACAAGCATTAGAGATATATCATACTGATAAATTACATAAAGAATTAGCTTTTGAATACGGAGTGTCTAGAAGTACTGTGACTCTTATAAAGTCTAAGAAGATATATAAATGGATACATTATCAGTAGCGAGAGATCGATACTCTCCAGGACCACCAAAAATAGGCTGAATAAGTTTATAGACCATTCGCACTTATAAGCCTGTATGTTGTATAATGAGTAAGCAAGACAATATGCCCTTCTAGCCCAACGGCAGAGGCAACAGACTTAAAATCTGTAAAGTCCCGATTCGAATTCGGGGAGGGGCACCAAGTTGATACGGTACGGAACTACTGACTTCAACACTAAGGATGCGAAACCCTTGACACTCTGCATCCTATACTTAGGGGAGTGCATTTCTGAAAAGAGATGTGGACGACACCTCTCTACCAATAAAAATGGTATGGTGTGAACACTACGAGGCAGATCTTAAGTTCTAGACTCTGCTATAGGTATTAACAACTCAAGGTAATTGTTAATATCAGTTCTAAATTATGGTGTTATTAGTTCAACGGTAGAACGTCGGTTTGTGGATCCGAATACGAGAGTTCAACTCTCTCATAGCACCCTCAATTATATTAGTTATAATGTCTAAATATTTTTTAGATGTTTGTTCTTTGAAATAAAGTTGATTTGATGTATCAATAATACAAAGGGATATGTCATGTTCTATACATGCTTGAAATTTTCTGTGATCATTAGATTGAATTTTATCTAATTTATCTTGACCATAGATTGGTTCATAATGAAAGATACCATTTAGCTCAAAAGCCAGTTTAAGACTTGGTATGTATATGTCAAGCTCAGCATTTATAGCATCTGTTTTATTGAAGTGAAATTCTAAGTCTGGATAAAGTTCAAGTAATTTTATTTCTAACCATTGTTCAAGTTTGGATCTTCTAGTACCTTTTGTTTTATGTGCATTATTGTATTTTGCCGCACATGATTGAGTACAAAAATTATTGCCAACATTTATAAGAGCTTTTTGTCTATGTGATTTATTGTTACAATAAGAACAAATAATGAAGTTTAGTGACTTTAAATATTCTTTGCTACATTTTAATGTACAGAATTTTCGTTTGTCTTTTGTTGAGTTGAGTAATGCATGCTTAATATTTCGTTTTGTACATAGAAAATCTTGTTTACAAAATAGACATTCTAGTAATAGATTATCTAGACTTTTAGCTTGGTTATATTGGTCATATGTAAATTTTTTTATCATAAATGGGTAAGTTATAAAGAGAAAATTAGTTTTCAACTCTCTCATAGCACCCCATTAGATCTTTGACAATTGAATATAGAAACGAGTGTGAACATCACACTCAAATTGGCCGTGTATCCCAACTGGCAGAGGAAGCAGGTTGAGAGCCTGTTCAGTGGAAGTTCAAATCTTCTCACGGCCACCAGTTTTGGTAGAAACATATTTATGGGGCACGAGACTGCTAGGGGTGGTCGCCGGACTTGCAATTCGGATATTTAGCTGGGTTCAAATCCCAGGTGCTCCACCATATTAAAACACAGGTGTATGGACAGAATAAAATGTTAACAACTTGCACCTCATTTTAAACCACATAGCCCAACTAGAGGCATAGGCACTAAGCCGAAAAAGTAGGGGTAACCAATCCTCTTGTGGTTCCAGTACCAAACCGGGAAACCTACGGTGGCACCGGATTTGATGTAAAGGTAAACTCGACAATTAATTTTGTGGCTGTGTACGCAATTGGCATGACGAAGCGGACTCAAAATCCGTGTCTGTAATGGACGTGTCGGTTCGAATCCGACCACAGCTACCATAGCTTATTATTTGCTAACCAGAGTCCCATTAAGGGACATAAGGGATGCAACTAGCTCAGCTAATAGGATCTAAATCTATTCAATTGTGAAAACCTTGACAGATGGCTTCTATTAGTGATTGATAATAAGCTTTAGCTCATGTACCATGTGTACAAGGAGTTCAGACATCGTTTTCACGGTGTCCGCAATCAGGGTGTAGAGCAGTGGTAGCTTTCCTGCCTTGGAAGCAGGCGGTCGCTGGTTCGATCCCAGCCACCCTGACCATGAGATGAGACGGATAATTAGTAGGCCCGTCGTTGCTACAGCTCACTGCCGTTGGTTGTAACCATCTCACATTTGCGGGTGTAACACAATGGTAGTGTATCTGCTTGCCATGCAGAAGGTGAGAGTTCGATTCTCTCCATCCGCTCCAATTTATTTCAGAACTTATCTGATTTCTTTGTAGGAAAGAACGTTTACGATAAACAAACCTTAAAACCAAAAAGGAACTTTATCATGGATGCTCTTTTGATGTGTGGCAGTTCGATCCAGGTTACCGCTCAGGACCTTATTGACGCAATTAAGGCCAAGTACGGGGATGATGTAGATCTCTCCAAGGTTAGCCTTGATATCGATTATAAGCAGTTTCAATGTTTCGGCTATGATCTTTATGACGGCGGAGATTACCGCATCGAGATTGATTCGACTGTTACAGATTAGTATCTAGGTGTAAGGCAGTGGTTGACCTACCTGCGTTGGAAGCAGGTTCACGCTGGTTCGAATCCAGTCACCTAGACCACGGAACGTGGCTCAGCTTGGTAGAGCACTACCTTGGGGTGGTAGGGGTCGTGGGTTCAAATCCCGCCGTTCCGACCAATAAACTTTATATCTTAGATACTTGAAACAGATTTCGTTATCAACTTGAACCCTTAAACTAAGGTTATATAACGAAACGACCAAAATAAAAGAAGCATTTGAGAACCTACTTTTGAATGGAGTCTTTGTTAACGTTGTTACTTATGATTTGATGGCTTTGTTAGTGTTTCAAACCATTTGTAATTTGTTATTTTGAAAAATGCCGGTGTAGCCCAACGGTAGAGGCAATTTGGCTGTGTAGCGCAATTGGTATGACGCACCTGGCTCAGAACCAGGGTCCGAAAGGATGTGAGAGTTCGAGTCTCTCCACAGCCACTAAAGATTTGGAAGAAATTAAAGGTAAAAAATGATATGTGAGATGTGTTTTGGAGAACATGAAGGCAAATATGGAGATGGATAACGAAACCATCTAGTGTTTGAGACCTTGAGGTGTATCAAACATGAAAATTAGGTGACCTCAACATAATTGGGGAGTAGCACAATTTCAGGTTTGAAGTAATTTTAAAAGGTTTTAGACGTGTAGCAAAATTGGCGTTGCGCTGGGCTTTGAACCCAGGTCATTTATGTAGGTTCGAATCCTACCACGTCTGCCAATGAATAAACGACGAAGTCCAATTTGGAAAGATTCTTCTGAGAATTTTAAAAACATTGTTTTAAGTTGTGAGACTTTAACTGAAATTCTAGCACATTATGGTCTGCAACAAGCCGGTGGAAATTGTCAGACATTAAAAAATAGAATGGCTGAAGAAAACCTGTCTCTTTCAGACTTGAAGAAACCTAATGATAGAAAAAGTCTAAAATTAGAACCATTACGGGACAATTCCAACTTTAGACCTCGTGATTTGAAAACAAAATTGATACGAGATAATATAATACAAGAGAAGTGTGAGAAATGCGGGGTAAGTTCAATCTGGCAAGGTGAACCCTTGGTTTTACATCTTGACCATATCAATGGGGTTAATACCGACAATAGGTTAGAAAATTTAAGATTGTTGTGTCCAAATTGTCATAGTCAAACTCCTACTTTTGCTGGTCGTAATAAGAAAAAGACAGATTTTGTTGGTAATAAGTGTCCACATTGTCAAAAGACAATAACGTTGAATGCTTCAACATGCAAAAAGTGTTTTAACAGTCTCCCTAAGAAAAAGAAAATAATTTGGCCATCTGATATAGATTTATTGGAAGAAATAAAATTAACAAATAGAACTACGGTTGCCAAAAGATTAGGGGTTTCTGAGGCGGCTATAAGAAAACATCTGTTTAAATTATAGCAGAAGTGGCACTACATCAGACTCAGCACCAAGAGGTTGAAGGTTCAAATCCTTCCTCCCCATCCAACATTTATAGGAATTATTTTGAAAATTTTATCAGACACTACCCTTCAAGAAGGTATGACATATTGGGTATGTGATTATAGATTTTCTGATGTACGTAAATATACTCCGACAAGACATGTAAAACCTACAGAAGTAACATGTCTTGTCGTGCCGCAAATTTATCAACCAAATTTGAAAGAGATTAAAACTAAATCTGGAAAGAAGATTCCCATGTGGGATAATACTAGATTTCCAGAATTTATATGTATATTTGACAATAAAGAAGAATGTGTAAGACATTATAATTCTTTAGTAGAGGAAAATTGTGAAAGACTAAAGAAACACATAGAGTATCTAAACCTTGAATATGATAAGATGCGTAAACATCTTATAGCATAAGATAATTGGGGTATAGGCTAATTGGCAAACCAGGAGACTCTGAATCTCTTATTATAGGTTCGAATCCTATTACCCCAGCCAGCGGACAGTCACAGCTAGCGCGAAGTGAACTAGGATCCGAGTGTGGGTCGCACCACCTGTTCCGCTTTATTTTAAAATAACATCTAACTTTGTGCAACTTAAGAACGTTATAAGTGAGTAAACGAAAAGTAAAGAGAACAAGACCCCTCTTTACATTACAAGAGCGCGCATTTGGGAATGCGATTATCTGTTTGTGAGTTTACAATTTTGGTCTCGTGGTCCATTGGCTAAGACGCTTGGCTTTCAACCTGGAGAAGAGAGTTCGATCCTCTCCGAGACCACCATTAGATAGGGTACTGTACCGCAAGGACAGATCCTTTAGTCAATTAACACACGAGGGACTCCAAACCTTCAATCTGTTAAGAAACTAGAGCTTTGGAGCTCTATCTAAACCTTAAAACTCCGGCCTGAGGAGCATATTACACAGGTAACGGTCCCGTAATTTAACGGTAAAATGCTTGATTGTCTATCAAGATTTGAGGGTTCGACTCCCTTCGGGACCGCCAGCTACTTAAGAGGTAGGATTAGAAGCGTCCACCCTTAATGAGTGACCGAAATGTAGAAGAAAGTAGGAAAGCGCATCCGAAATCAAGATATCTTACTTGGTTGTTGATCCGAATTAATAAGCGGGGAGACCCTCATAGAGGTTTGAAGGTTTAAGACCTTAACATATACTCTATGTGCTCCGGAATATGTAAGATTAAACTACGAATGGGCGTGTGAATGATGGGTTATGGATCTTTGTCGGAGGTTTAGTAAGTTAGCAATAGCTGAAGTTCCCCTCGTAAGGTAAAGATCTGTAAAACATAGCAGTAGCGGGTTAGGAATTGCCCTCACAGTACCAGAGGAACTGAGGGTCTGACTAGAAATACAGGTAATAGGATAGGGGTATTTCTGGGACTTCCTAATCAACCCTTTGAGGTCTTTGGCGTAAAAGCACGCTTAAGTAGCATTTGGTTCCATAATATAACGGCAGTATGTCTCGCTGTCTACGAGACTGTAGGGGTTCGATTCCCCTTGGGACCGCCAACAATTTTATCATACCGTAATCTGTGAAGGTGGATGCGTGAGTCGAACCGGGCATTCGCAGACAGGGTCCAATAGGGTAAAGACCTGGACACGGTGGAGTGGAATTCGACCTACGCTCTGATAAAATTTATGCGGGTATAACACAATGGTAGTGTGTCAGTCTTTATAAACTTTTTTGTTTTTTACTACAAACCCTCTTGATTCTAAGTGTTTATATACGGCTGCATCAGAACACTTTAAATTTCTTGAAGTGGCCAATACAGAACTATTTTCTATCATCTTTATAAGATCTCTTGTTTCTGGCCATGTAATTTTTGTAGTAACTTTATTAATTTTTGCTTGACAAATAGTACACCTTAAAGATTTCCTGCTTATTTGTGTATTGCAATCTATGCAAGTTGGCTTTTTATGTCGTTTTGTTACATTTCTACCACAAAACGTGTCTGTTTGAGAGTGACAATTGGGACACAATAGTCTTAGATTTTCAAGTCTATTGTCTGTATTTATACCATTGATATGGTCAATTTGTAATTTAAGAGGTTTTTCTTTCCAATAGGGTATTAGGCCACACTCATAACATTCATTTTTTAAGACATTTTCATCTAATAATCTTTTTAAATGACATATGGAAGTGCCTATTGTAAGAATGTCTTTTAAATCTTTTCTTTTATGACCATTACGTTTAACATAAGGACCCCAATGAGATGTGTCTAATTTTAATTGTTTTATTTTAAATTTAACAGACTCATAATGCCTGCCCCTATGTTGAGGTATGTTTAAGTATCTTAGTAATTCTGCGATACTTATGGTTTTATTTACAGCAATTATGAAGTCCGAGTCAGAACATTTAATATTTTTAACAAATCCTTCTTCAGAAAAATTTTTTGTTATGTGCATTTAACTTCTCGTCAATTATTTAGTCTAATCAAGAGAAGTATAAAAAGATTAAATTTTGATGTTTGGTCGGGGTTCGAATCGATTGCGGGTGTAGTGTAAAGGTAACACGGTATCCTTCCAAGTTACAATTGAGAGTTCGATTCTCTCTACCCGCTCCAATGCTCCTGTAGTTCAACGGTAGAATGTCTGTTTTGTACTCAGAGGATAGGGGTTCGATTCCTCTCAGGAGCTCCATTTATAGAAGGGTGGTCGAGCGGCTTATGGCACCTGCTATAATCCAGGATAGCCCCTGACCAAATAATTTAAACTATTGCTACACTATTGTTTAAATTATTAGATTTTGCTGATTTTTGGAGAGTGTCCGGTTGGTCGAGGAACCCGCTTGGAAGGCGGCTGGCGGCTAATACCCGTTCTGGGGTTCAATTCCCCAACTCTCCGCCATTTATGGAGACGTGTCTGAGTCTGGTTTAAGGTACTTCCCTGCTAAGGAAGTGGCCCCTAAAAAGGTCCGAGAGTTCGAATCTCTCCGTCTCCGCTCTATATCTTCAAAAACTCTCTAAGTCTTTCTCCTACCAAATCGTTTTCCTCCTTAGGAGGAACTTAGACATGAATTGCTACTTTGTTTACGACCCAGAATATACCGAAGATGGCGCTAAGATGATAAAAGCTCTTAGTGAAGAAGAGGCTAAAGACAAAGCCGCGACGGAGTGGGGCTATGACCCAAATGAACGTAAAGCTCGGGAAGATTTTCTACGTACCTGTGTTGTAGTTTTTTCTTCTGTTCAGTGGTGAGCTATGAAAAGAGTATGTTGGAATAAAAAAGTAATCTCAGACCTCAAAGAGTTGGATCCTGAGGTTAGAGCCATAAGGCAAGAGATTTTGTCTAGAGCCTTACCAGAGACTCTAGAGCCATTACATTCGTACCTTTGTGTGAATACCTCATTTCAAGGTTCTGATTATCACGTAAATTTATTGACATCCATCTTAGAGGATCACGGTTATACTGTTGTTGATGTTTAAGGTTACATAATTTTGATTAACAACTAAAACGGATATATTTAATAATGATTTCCTCTAAAGACATGGACTTATTAATGAACCAATATCTCCAGTCTGATTTACCTTTGACTCCTTATTTACCTACTCCCAATTTTTCAAAAATGGCTCAAGGTTTGGGTCTTTGTGGTGAAGAACATAAAGATAACAAACAGGTTGTATGTCACCAAATAAAGGGACATGATACGGTTCATCAAGGCAAATGGTTTAGTGGGGATAAAAGTGGACTACTGACCTGGTAGCTAAGGTTCCATAGGTTAATGCTTAGGATGATTTGTAGTTTAACCAGATATTTTAAAAATGAAAATTATGGAACATGTTTTAATAACCTCCGAACTAAAAGAAGCTATCCATAGAATGGATGAAAACAAGGAGGCAGTATTTAAAAAAGTAACCCATTGTCTTACGTATATGTCTGAATGTATGTCTGCGATAAGGGATATACAAGACAATCATATGAGACAGAGAATTGCTATTTTGTGTAGAGACGAGTCTTTGAAACGGGTCAATAAAGATAAACGCTTACCTGAAGATGTGAAAATATTATGTCGTTCAAGCATAGTTTCTATGTTTAGAAAGACTATGAAAGAAACTGGCTGTCATTAAAAAGGGTTCCATCGTACAGTGGTTAGTACGTCATGTATTGAACATATATTTTGACAACCTTTTCCGTATAGCAGCTTCTGAAACACCGAGTTGTTTAGCCAATAACACTTTATTACTTGTTTTTAACATTTCTATCAATTCTTCTATTTCTGGCCATTTCACTTTCTCTTGGTATTTTTGACTGCAAGGAACACATCTTGCGGCGGATGTTTTCTTTTCCACATTACAATCTAAACAATAATATTTTTCTATTATTAATGGTTTTTCATCTTTTTGAATGAGAGATTTTATGATATCGAGATATTCAAGATTTTTTATTGGTTTAACATCGCTTATGTCAGAAATTTCGTCATGTACCTCAGAGTGACAGTTTAGACATAATAAAATACATTTATCAAGTTCTACTGCTATCTCTTCCAAAGTTTTCTGAGTAGCTTCATTTATTTCAAATGTTTTTGTTGATTTGTTCAAATGGTGAAAAGATAAACATCTGTAACTCTTTTTGTAAGTACAAATAGCACAATACCCACCCGCGTATTGGACTAAATTGTGTTTGAATTGTTTTCGATAATAATATATTCTATTAGCATAGTTTGAGCGCACTTTTACATTGAGTATTTTAAATTGGTCGTGAAGGCCATCGTGTATTTCTCCGTGACAGTTTTTACAGACTAAAATACATTTGTCTAATTCTGTCTTAATTTCTTCCCAAGATTTATTCATACCACATATTCCGAAGTCTTTTTGAGTAGGGTCTTTGTGATGAAAATCCATTGCTCTAGCACATATCGCGTAATTACATAATTGACATGATCCACCTTTGTAGGTTAGCATCTCTCTTTTTTGATCTTTACGCCTACTCTTAATATATTGTTTTTGCATGTTTATCCATGAATGTACGATTTATTTTAAATGAAGTCAAATTTGCTTGTTATATAACATTAATAAAACGTGAAAAAACGAGAGTTCGATTCTCTCTGGGACCGCCAAAACATAAAGAGGCAATACAAATGATTGTATATAGAGTCTTAGACAGTGAAAAAGGTGGTTACATAGATACCAGTGCAGATGCAATAGGACAATTTGTAACTCAAGAGTTAACAGAGTTATGTCAAAGCAGTAAATTAATTATCCATGTCGAAGAAATGGAAGAAGACAAATATAAAGCTTTACCTGAATTTGACGGATTTTAATAAATCTCTTACTTTTTGCTAAGACCTTTCGTTACTCTAACATTAGTGAGTACATGGAGGATTAAGCCATTGAGCTAGAGTAAGAACCAAGTGCAGTTTAAACGAAGGCTCTGAGAAGGGGTATTGCACCTTTTACATAAGGTAGGGCTATTAAGTTGATCCCGTATAAGTGGACGCTATAATAGATACGTATGTAGGAGAACCCAGAGGAATGTTGAGCTAGATAAGTTATAATGGGAGAGTTGCTGGTTGCAGACGCGTCTCTTATAAGGATGTTTACAGGGTCCGATTCCCTGCTCTCCTACCAAAAACCCACATATAACGTGTTGATTGTCACGGCTGGCCACCAGACTTGGCAATAACAATCTAAGGGAGACCGTGATTTTTTAATCCTTTGAGATCGTAGCTCGTGGAGAGTACAGGTAGAGGGCACTGCCTCAGTTTTCGGATCTATGGTAGAAACATAATCAACAAAGGTTATCCATAGATGAAAAGCCGATGTAAAAAAGGATGCGAACGGGGTGATTATTCACAGGACAGCCTCTAGAGAAACCCTAAAAGTTTCGCACGTTGTCGAGGGGGCATCGTCGAGGTATTGGTTAAAATCCAATCGATCTCAAATTTTTCTCGAATTTTTGTTTTTCTCTCTTAACTTTTTTAAGATAGAAACGTTATATAGAAGTAAGATAAATACGGCCCTATAGTTTAATGGTAGAACGCTGGATTCTCAATCCGGTAACGCAGGGTTCGATCCCCTCTAGGGTCACCAGATTTTGATAGTGTACAGAAGATTGCAGTTAGAAAAGTTAATATCCGAGTGTAACCTTCCCGTCTTATAAGCGGTCCATTATAATGAGGTAACTGGTTGGATGCGGGTTCAACTCCCGCGACTCGGACCAAAGGGCTCTGAAACATTTCAGAGCCCTTTTTTATTTTAGGACGGGTATGTATAAATGTTCAAAATGCGATAAAACTTTTGATACGGTGGCCCAATTAGGCGGCCATAATAATTCTCACTCACAAAAATCCAAAACCATTCATAGAGAAGTATTTCTAGCACAGCTTTCGAATATTTATTCGTGTAAATTTTGCCATCAATCTTTTGACTGGGTCCGGTTGGGGGCACATACTTTAAAATGCTCTCTAAACCCCAATCTTGCTTCTATTAAAGCTAAAAGATCAGAAAAAGCTAAACTACAACCTACAAAGATAATGTCGAAAGAAGCTAAAGAGAAAATATCCGCAGCAAGATCTAAATTTTTGGAAGAAAAAGGTGGAGGTGGATTTAAAGATGTGAAGTGGTACACTATTAAAAACATACAAGGAGAAGAATATGTATGTAGAGGAACCTGGGAAGTAAAAGTAGCAGAATGGTTTAACTCTAAAGGTATATTATGGATTAGAAAAGTATACCTAAAGTACCTTTCATCAAGCGATGTATTAAAAACATATGCTCCCGATTTTTATTTGCCTAATTATGATTTGTATGTAGAAGTAAAGGGATTTTTCTCCGCGTATGATTTAGACAAATTACAAAGGATATTATCATCTAATGATATAAAACTCTTGTTTGTTAGGTACAAACAACTTACTCAATTGAGTAATACTCAAAACATAGAAGAATTCCAAGATTTATGTTCAGAAAAATTCGATATAATATATGATGCTTTTCAAGCAAAATCTCTTCAAGAAAAGAAAGATGTTGACTTGAAACCTAAAATATATTTTGTATGTATTTGTGGAAAACAGGTCTTAAAAGTAAGACCCACTATGAAAACATGTTCTCAAGAATGTTTTTCAAAAAGTCGTAGAAGATGTGGAAGACCATCAAAAAGTACTCGAACAAGATATAAAATTTAATACTATACCCGCACTTGGGTTAAAATACGGTGTTTCAGATAATGCGATCAGAAAATGGGCTTTTGATTACGGTTTAGATTATAGAAAACTTAAGAAACGCTCTTAATTTTGATTTGATTATATCGTTGTATATATGTTGCAAGAAGACTAAATACATCAATATTAACAAAAGGTAAAACCCATGTTTAGCTCTCGTGAACCAGAATCTACCGAAAGTCGTCGTACTGAGTTTGAGCATATGCTTACTACTGCAAATAGTAGTTTGACCCATTGTAACTTGGGCCAAGATACTTTCGGATCTGAAGAAGGCCCTTCAGAATATAGTCTGGACGAGCAGTGTAGACACTGGACTAGCCTCAAAAACTGGGCTGAGAGCGAGCTTCAAAAGCTAAACAACTAACACAGAAAGGATACACAAATGGACTTCATTCTATTCCTAGTTCAGACGTTCCAGTGGTGGACTGACCCTGGTCTCTGATACTTGATACATACTCAAGAAATGTTGTAAAACATATCAATTAATGGCTTTAGTCATTAAGGCACCTAACAATACACTTGTTAGGTTGAAGGTTCGAACCCTTCCTTGAGTATAAAAAGAGCCTGAGGTAGATAGTATTACTACCATGCACACATGGTAAGTGGCTTGAACTCACTATATATGCCAGTTATATAGTGCATGGAGAAGGGCTGGCACCCAACAAAATGCGGGCTTTAGTCTTGGATGACGGAAAAGACAGACGTGGAGTACTATAAATACTCTGCCAGACGTGGCGTGAGGGTTAAAACCCCTCTCCAAGGCGCAATTTTCTGATGATGAAATTGGTAAACAAAGGGCCCATAAAAGGTCCGGTCGAAAGACTTAGGGGTTCGAATCCCTTTCAGAAAATCATATAGCGGGGTAGAGAAGCTTGGTCATCTCATTTGGCTCATAACCAAAAGATCGCTGTGTTCAAATCCAGCCCCCGCTACCAACGTGCTGGTTAGCTTCCAGCTAGTGAGAGCCGTTACAACTCACGATGAGAACCAGGGTTGCTCCTGGAAAAGACGGGCTGCTTGTCAAAGCCGTAGTATAGGACTGCGAAATTTCTGTGAAAAGAAGTTTGAGAGTAAAACTGGTTGGGAAGACGGCTTAGGTTTACTGCGGATTTTAACCGTGTATGTTTCCTAAGAAATGTCCGACGGAGTAACTCATCCTATACCTTAACTGATACCTTTCGTGCCACACAAGAGCATGGGAGCACTTTCGGTGCTAGGACTTCGAGAGCCTAGCTCAATCTGATAGATAAGCCTGCTAAGTGCCAGATTATGGAAGAGCAATTCTGCAACTGGATAAAACCAGTGCTAGGACACGCAGAAGGTCTGATGAGGTTGATTACACTTACTAACATGTAAGTTGGCAAAAAGCCGATCGAGATGGGAACAGGCAACTTCATCACAAAGAAGGGGATTAGAATAATTCTAATCCCCTTCTTTGTTCTACACTAATCCATTTTGAATAGTGTTATCTAATAATATATCAATCTTAGAATAAATTATGACAGAAGCTCAAGAACTTTATAACAAAATACTTGCAGAACCCCTAATAGAGGGTGCTCTGGATATAATGTTCGGTGAGTTAGATGACTTACACCGGAAAGGGGAGTTCAAAATTTCTGATGATTTATGTGGTATCTTCGCGGACCATGCCTTTGACCTTAAAGACAACCTTAGTGTGTTGATAGGTATTTTGACTATAACTCTACCTGTACCTGAGAAAGTACTTCCAAATAGAAATAGAGCATATAAAGAAATAGAAAAGGTTCTAATAGAACTAGGCAGGCCCGTAAAACCCTTATTGGGTGGCTTAGAACACGGTGGTTGGGGTGATTCTAGAGTACCAATTCCATGAATTGTGGAAGTAATTTTTCTAATATAGGTCCTTGGATTCATAGAAATTCTAAAACCATAATTACTCTACCTGTTGATGCGTGTTATGTTACCCGGTGTACGCCTTTTGTCATAGACCATATATGTCGTCTATTCTAATATAGCTCCACAAACTATCCATTTGTCTAAAGCTGCTTCTATCCAGGTTAGAAATTCCTACTCTGGTATCAAGAAATTCTCTTTTGAAGAGCTTTTATATGAAGGATGGAATATATTTTCTTCTGCTGGTTTTGTTAAAGGGCATTTGTGTGAGGATCTGCCAGAAAAATTGGCATGTGTAGTATCAAGTGATTATCCACGGTCAAACCCAGCATATTTAAAAGTATTTTGGTCGGATATTCCCATAGTACACAATCACAAATTTGATCTTGTTATACAAGATTATAGAGAATATAGTCATAGACAGATGTTTGATATAAGGTTTGATTCATGAATATACCTAGATACAACGATCCAGAATTTCATGACGCGTTAAATAAGAAAATGTTCATCTCTATGGATGACTTATATTCTAGAATGGAAGTCCTTCTAGGTATAGATATAGAAGAAGCAGAAGCAAGAGAGGATATAAAGGTACCCGACAAATATATCCTTAAACGAGTTTTGCTAAAAACAAACTCTGATGACATAACTTTGAGTGAGAACGATGAGAAACACCCAAACGCATGGTGGTACCTAGGGTGTAAAACTCATCTTGAGCATACTTTTGAAAAGGCGATGTTTGTTAAATCTTTGAATGTAGAGTTTATGGATAACACTCAAGAGATTTTGAGAATAGTTGACATCACGGCTATAGAGGGGACCACAATGGTCTTTGTTTTGAGTTCAAAATTATGAAAAGACTTAAAGAATATCTTACGGATTGGACAGATCTTGATGTAGCTGCTTATTATTTAGGAGTTACTCTAGGTATTTTCCAAGGTGTTAGTTCTTCGGAAGATAAATTTCAAGAGTTTCGAGATAATAAACATATCTTTTGGACCAACAACACTTTAGGAGACCTACTATACGACACTTTATCTTCGTATAGAGACTCCGGTTTAATAGAAATTGAAGACAATTCCGCAAGATGGAAAGGTATAGGCTCTCTAACCCCTCAACAAGTGGAGTGTACAATTGCTTATAGACATTGCCTCTGAGTTTAAATCTAGACTGTCGGGCAGAGACGGCGGTAAGACCTTTAGAGAAAAGTTCCTGTCTGGATCCCAAAGTATTATTTTAGATTTTACGTGTGTAACACATATCTCCCCTAGTTTTGCTAACACAGCTTTTGCTTTTTTATCCTCTGAACAAATGGGTAGAATTTCTTTCGTTAATCTCACCAGAATACAACAAGCCATTATAGACTACGAACTAGAATGTGGTCCGTCAAATTAATTTAGACTAAATCTCAAATTTTGCTTACCTTCATATTGTTCAGTATGCTAGTATATGCGGGATTAGTGTAAGGGTAACACGACGTCTTCCCAAGCCGTAGTTAAGGATTCAATTTCCTTATTCCGCTCCAATGATTATACTAATATCTTCAATACCAGAGCCGACTGTTAGAGAGTCTGTTTATACCCAATATCACAATATACATAGGTGTTGTCCAACATGTGGGTCTCAAGATGTGGAAACTACTTGTAAAGGTGTCATATTTACAGATCTACAGACAGCAGTAGACAACAACAGAGCTGTATGTGCATGTGGGTGGCGTGGTATAGTTCATGAGTTAGTTCCCGATCGCAATTAACACTTCGGAGTCTTTAGATGCCTATACACAAATTCAAGATTGGTGATTTTGTTCTTTTAAATGATTCTGTGAGAAGATACGGTATCCCTCTGGGGGCTGTAGGTGTGGTGATAGGTATTGATACATATGGTGTAACGGTAGAGTGGGACTCTAAAACTATAAAGCGCCACAATTGTAAACGACTTAAATATACTCAGGGCGATCTTACAGCACCTGTTAAAGTAGCATTTCCATCTACACCCATAAATGACAAATTAAAAGTTCTTTTACCAGAAGAGATAGAAGATTTCGAACTCTCGGATCTTATGAAAACATTAGCTTTATCTGAATCTTTGATTGGAGAGAAAACAAAATTAGAACAAGAGTTAGACTCTGTGGCTACTTTATTGAAGAAAGGTCATAAGACTAAACTTACAAACACGTTAGATTTATTGATAAAAGACGACAGAATTACTCTATTACAGAAGACTGGACCAGACATCAAAGATGTTCATATGTCATTTTCAGATTTTCGCAAGATAGCTCAGATTTTTCTAGCCTGATTAGATATTCCATTCGCACTTTTTGACCTGATCTTTGTTTATACGGATAAGTATTTATTGAAGACCTTACCAATGGATCTTATATGTCTGTTAAACAAAAAGTTTTGACTACAGGGAAAGTTTTATCTGTATTTCCTTTGACTTTTGGAAGGGGTCGTATAGCCATAGGCTCCGAGATGTTTTATGATGATAGTTGGTGATACGACGAATATTCGACTGCGGTCGCAGTTTTTGAAGCATGGGATGGGGTAGGAGAGCCTGATGGATGGATGCGTAACCCCCAAAGTGGACGTAGACGCCCAAATGGTGACCCTACTAAAGAGTATGTGATGTATTGATAAATTGGGGCTGTAGCTCAATTGGGTGAGCACTTGACCTGCAATCAAGAGGATGTCAGTTCGACCCTGACCAGCTCCACCATGTTTTAAGTATCTAAAAATCGAGGCGTGGACTAATGGTAAGTCGCCTGCGTCGGAAGCAGGACATCATGAAGGTTCAATTCCTTTCGCCTCGACCAATGGGTGTGGACTAATGGCTAAGTCGCCTGTTTTGGAAACAGGACATCATGGAGGTTCGACTCCTCTCACTCATACCATGGAGAAGTCAGTGACAGAATGTTCCTCTGACTCCGGAGGAAATGTACCCTCTCGCTCTTAAAGAGGGGTGCGGATGGCTTGGGTGAATAAAGTACCGATAGACCGATTGTACGAGGCTAATGAGAGCAGTTATATCGGGTCGGATATGCAGTCGTTACTAGGCTATGGGTCGGCTGCATTGAGGGTAAAGGCTCTCCTCATAAATGACGATTATATGTTTGCGCAAACATATAATCTGATATGAGTGACTGAAATATTCTACTAAGTTGGATGTTGGGAGTCTTGCAAACTCCCCTGACTTCTCTTCCCTTTTATAATCCTATATTTTGTGTTCAATATTTATGGATATGTCTTTTTTTAGACCTACTCTCCCTGACGTAGAAGACCTCGAATGGCCTCATTACTGGCAAGTATATTCCAAAGTTGAATGGGACGAAGGATCAGAAGAATATACAAGTCTCGGTCCAATACAAGAATTTACCTCCTTAATGAAATTAACCCCATCCGTTCGTCACGGTCAGTTTTTTATAGAGACTCGATTGGATGATTTCCTCTCTATGGTTTATTATAAACGAGATAAACCAGGAGAGGCTTGGGGTTGCGGATCTCTTGCTAATGAAATGGATGATGGAGACCTAATACGTCCTATCAGGATTGATTACAATCTTAATGTCATACCTTGTGAATGGTCTCTTCTTACTTAATTTCGTTTCTTACTTATCCCATCCTTTTATCGTCATATCTTAATATAAAAACCAGAATAAGAGATTGTATGAAACGGAAACATACACATAAAACACATACTCCCATATTGTCGGAATCTTATGTAGTAAAGTTCTGGTTCCAGAAAGAGGATAGATATTGGGAACAACGCTTTGAACGTTATTGTTTTGAAGACAAAAATCAACATTACAAAGCAGTAGAAGCTTGGAAAAAAGTTCATAGAAATGATAACGTCAAATTTATTTCTGTAATCTATGAGTAAGAGGGACCTATGAATTCCGGATGTATGCCTAATACAGACTTTCGATATGAAGAGTTTGAAGGCCTTCTAGCCAGCTATTACTTGACTCTTCTGCCGTATAAAGAAGCCAAAATCAGTCCAGAAAGAGATTATGTCCACAAATGTCTCGCAATTTTAGATGGATTTGCAGAACGGTACGATGTTCAAAAGCCTGAAGATTGTGTTAGAAATATTAGATCCACAGAAGATTGGGCAAAGCCTAAAGTATTCAAATCTTGTTGGAGCATGCTGGACCAAATGGGGTCTTTCTGGAGAGACTTTGGAGTCGGTCTCAATAATGATATAGATGGTCAAGAAAGATTAGAGCTTGGTCGAACCCTCTTATTGCTATTTCGAGATTTGGGAATTTTACATTTAAAGTACCAAACTGTAAATGACGAAGTGGTTCCTATCGGTATTGATAGAGAAACAAATGACTTTAGTTTACCTCTATCAGAGGTTTGGGCTCCAAATATAGAACCGTGGCTTATTCGACTTGAGGAATGACTATGTATGTACTGGTAATGTTTCCTTATCCGTCAGGAGACGGACTCCATGTAGGACATTGCTATAACTATGCCATTATGGATAGTTACTGTCGATGGCAGAGATATCGTGGTGTAGAAGTATTCCAACCTTTTGGGTATGACGCTTTTGGCCTCCCGGCCGAGAACTATGCGATTAAACATAACAGAGACCCAAGAGAAGTCACTTACGAGAATATAGACAATTTTCGTAGACAGATGACTAGACTGAATACCCAATATGAAGAGAGAGTTGTAACTTCAGACCCGTCTTATTATAAGTGGACTCAATGGCTGTTCTTGAAACTTCATGAGAAAGGTCTAGCTTACAAGAAATTCTCTCCAGTTAATTTCTGTCCATCGTGTAATACTGTTATTGCTAATGAACAGGTCAAAGACGATCGATGCGAGCGCTGTTCTACTATTATAGAGAGTAGAGAGCTTAATCAATGGTTCTTCAGGATCACAGATTACAAAGACCGTTTGATCAAAAATCTAGATTGGATTGATTACCCAGAAAAGACCAAGAAGCAACAGCGTCACTGGCTTGAGAACCTTAATGACTGGTGTGTCTCACGCCAACGTAAGTGGGGGTGCCCTATACCTCTTGAAGGTGAAGAGGATACATTAGACACGTTTGTAGACAGTTCTTTCTATTATCTCAGATACTTGACAGGATCCGATACAGAGTTTCTATCTGAGGGTGCATATCAGCAAGTAGACCTGTATGTAGGTGGTAATGAGCATGCTTGTATGCATCTCATTTACGCCAGGTTTATAAACATGTTTCTGTATGACCTTGGCATTGCAAAAGAAGAGGAGCCTTTCAAGAGACTTATTCATCAAGGTATGATCACCTACAAAGGTGAGAAGATGTCTAAATCCAAAGGTAATGTAGTTAACCCAGATGACTATGATCCAGACGAACTTAGATTTTATCTTATGTTCCTTGGCCACTATTTTGATGGAGGTGACTGGAACGACAACAACATTGTTGGTATTCGAAGATTTTTTAAGAGATTTGACGAATGGACTTCTAAGGAAGGATTCGTTGAACTAGACTTAACAGATCTTAGACAAACAATCTCCAACTATGTTCAGGCATTCAAATTCAACAAAGTGGTAAGTAGCTTTATGGAGTTCTATAATAAGAACAAATCAATCGCTATCGGACCCACTACACAATACAGCCTTCGAGAGATGTTGTCCTGTTTCGCTCCTACTAAATTTTCCGTCTGAATATTATCTAGACTTTTTCGTTTGTATAGTAACAACAATCTTGAGGGTATTATGTTCAATTTTAAGCTGTTAGCCCTAGCCATTAAAGATGAGATTTATAGAAAGGCTCATCTTGAAAGTCTTTCAGAATCTCAAATGCAAGCAAAAATTGATGAAGTTGTAGAACGAAATGTCCGAGAAGGGAAACTTTACCCTGAGACTAAGGTAACTGCACAAGAGGTTATGTCCTATAAAGTTGACCTTACCCTTTGTACTGTCCAAGGTTGATCTAAGTATATATCGAAATATGAAATCATGTTCGCACTGAATATGTCCCAAAAATGTTTTAAAATACGGCGGGCTGGAGAAATTGGTAAACTCAACCCCTAACAGGGTGGCTTACGAGCTTCCAGGTTCAAGTCCTGGGCCCGTCATTAAGGATTGATGTTAATATATTTAAAAATATTATCGCATTATTTTCTTTAAAATGAAGGAGTGATGTTGTATCTATAATACAAAGTGATATATTGTGTTCTATACATGCTTGAAATTTTCTGTGGTCATTAGATTGAATTTTATCTAATTTATCTTGACCATAGATTGGTTCATAATGAAAGATACCGTTTAATTCAAAAGCCAGTTTAAGACTTGGAATATAAATATCAAGTTCAGCATTAATAGCGTCTGTCTTGTTAAAGTGAAACTCAAGGTCTGGATAAAGTTCAAGTAATTTTATTTCTAACCATTGTTCAAGTTTAGATCTTCTTGTACCCTTTGTTTTATGAGCATTGTTGTATTTTGCTGCACAGGATTTAGTACAAAAATGATTGGAACCCTTTTTCATTTCACCCGTAGTTTTTTCAAATATTTTTAAACATTGTTTACAACAAACGGTACATCTTTTCTTATTATTGCAAGATCTATTGCAAAATTCATATTTTTGATTTCTTTTAGCTAGTTCTGCCAGATGTATGTCTATACGAGTTTTATAAAAAATGGTTCCACAATTCATACATTGTAAGGGTAAAGTGTGACGAGACTTAACGGCCTTATACTCTTCTTCTGTAAATAATTTTATCATGATAAAGGTACCAAATATAAAAAGAAAAATTCAAGTCCTGGGTCCGTCACCAAAATAAGTTACAGAATCACTGCATATAAATTATACCTCCCATCCTTTCTTTAAATATACTTAAGTATTCCTTTTCATAACCACTTAACATTATACTATATGATATGTATTATCCTATGCTTTTGTACAGGCTTCGTATTGGTGTTCTGGAATATAAATAGAAATGGAGTTTAGGAATGCGACATGCAATAGATTTTAATTCTAGTCGATGGAGCCAATATTTTCAAAGCAGAAAAAATAAACCTATTGATGGTCTGTTTGGGTTAACTTCTCGTCCTAATTTTTCAACGGAAGAAACAAGAGTTATTCCGTTGCTATATCAAGGAGAAAAATCCGAAGGTGGTATGGGGCTTGCCCTTGCTAGTTCTACGAATGACTTAGATTATGGTCAAAGTTTAGAGGGGTATGCAAAAGAAGAATATTATCATGGTGTTTTGTTAGACAAATTGTTGAAATATTTCGAGGTGAAAATCACGGAAGATAACAAGGTGATTTCTTTATTGGTTTGGTTAGTGAATTTTGGTCCACTTATGTTTCGTATTTTGATGTTGTTAACCGGAGAGATAGTTGTTATACCAGTTTATAGGAACATTAAGAAGGGTACCAAAGACCAAGTTATCCGAAATGTAGTAACTCAGATACTATCTGATGAATATGGTCACGTAAAATTCCATGAGGATTCTGTATATGCTAAATACAGAGAGTCCGGTATATTAGGTAAGGTATTATATAGAATTGGATTTGAGTTTGGATTTTGGTTATTCACGGTTACTCTATGGTGGGTGTTTAGAAAATTGTTCAAACATTATGATGGATCTGGATTTTTGACTTTTATCAATAATTGTTGGAATGTACGTAGTGCCACCTCTAGAATTTAATCTATCGAGATTATTTTCCCTCCTCTTTTCATGTTTTATACAAAATGGGAGAATTCTTATGTATGACGAAAGGTATGTCTTGACCCGAGAAGGTGCGTTACAAGCTCTAAAGCGCGAAGCTTTATGTCTTGCTGATTTGGACTCTGCTGAACTAAAAATGATGAAAGACTTAGAAAGAGAAGGCCTAATAACTACAAGTCATGCTTTTGGCTGGACTTATTATGTACTGCCTCAACCCAAGGAATCTAAGTGAGAAAGCCTGGACAATTCAAGAAAGAGCAAAACAGACACAGGTATAATCAGTCCATTTGGGATGCATGTAAACGAGCTAAGAATGGTGAAGAAGATGTATGGGTAACTCTGTATAATGAATATGGGAAGTTATATAGAGTAAAATTGATGACCGGATCCTGGGATGTGTATACGGATTATACTCATGAAAACGGATGCACACACGTACTTGTGAACGGCAGAGATAAAACACCTATCCTCACTGAGTTAGCCGGGAAAGATAGTAAGGTTTGGTATACAGACTTGAAGTCTTCAGATGTTATTCTAAATAAGAAGGCTGCCAGCTCTGTTTTTTGGTCAAAGATTTGTTTAGCCCGCGTCGCAGAAATGCATGTTAGAGAAGTAACTGAATAATTATACCAGAAAGAAAGGATTATGAAAGGCAAGGTTGTTCGTCCTGTCACAAAGTTTGATGGTTTGTTCCAAAATTCTAAAGGTTACGTATTAGGCGAGTCGGTAGAATACCCAGACTCTTGGGTCGTAGCCTGGTATCCCGCTAAAGCCCCATATGTTTATATCCACGATGAAGAAGATTTCAATATTGTGAATGAAGTTTTTGACTTCTCTTATCTAAAGAAAATAGATTTGGATTTTTCTAAAATCCTTCATGAAGAAGACTTGGAGACTTTGTCTCAACTATTATGAAACAATTTATCAAATCTGCTGCCTTTATAGCAATGGCAACACCTATAATTTTCACTTTGTATTTTTTGAGTCATCGTGGACATAAAAAACCTTAAAACATTGTCTATTCATGAGAACATACGTAAACGGCCTACTATGTATGTTACAGATACTGATAAGCAAGGTATTTCTGATCTTTTAGAAATAGTAAGGTTTACGGTCACTTCTCCCTTATTCAATTCTAAGAATACCTTCTACGAAACGTCGGTAGAATTAGCTCATTATAGTCCTAATTCTGAGACACAAGAAGAACGATTGTTGACTTCGATAACCGCTGATGGAGATATGACGGGTCAACTTAATATTTCGGTATCAGACCTATTGTCCACTATAGGGTGTGGTTATCCTATCTGTCTTGCTGTTGTTGTGGCTTTATCTGATTGTTTTTATATGGAAGCCGGAGGGTATTCTTGGAATTATAATAAAGGAACTCTTAACTGGGAAAAGCAGAATCCTCACGAAAAACATGATTTAATCCGTATCCTTTATTATCCAGATCCATCTATTTTTCATCCATAGACTGTTTGTTAGTCATAGTCATTAATTACCTTGTGAGATGACTATGAAACTATCTTCTCTTATACACAAACTTGCCAAAGATCTTAATCCTAATCTTGGATTATTTACTGTTGATGGTCCATGCCTGTTGTTAGACAGGGCACGACAAGAAGTGAATCCAAAATATCAAGAATTAATAGAAATAGATCTGGCAGATGACGGAAAGTTAGATAAAAAATACGAGCAGATGATTTATGATCCTCTTATCGTTAAAGGGCCAGCAAATACTGACATCGAATTTGTAGAACATGCTCAAGCTAGAATGGACTATCGGAATATTTCCATACCGCTAATAAGATCTTCACTTCAGAATTTCATGAAGTTTTATCATGACGCCAAATCCAGAAATGACTTTACATATAAGAAGCTTGAAGAAGACCTAATGCGAAGCAACCCTATTACTTGGGTAGATAAGAAATTGGGGCTTACCACTTCTTTTAAGAGGTATGGTAAGTCTAAGTTCGTGGTAATCACTACTTTTTGGACTGGAGAGTCAGATCCAAAGATACCACCAGGTGGATGTAAAACTTCATCTTTACTATCTGCACTTTCTCTGTCTAATTTATCTTAATTTTCTATTCCAAATCTCGTTGTATCATTACCAAGACAATAATATAAGGAGCAAACAGATGTCTACCCGCTCTCTACTATGAAAGCGCCAAGGAAGCTGCTATGAATAATGGACATCAGTTCCATGTAGCAGCGATCCTCTGGCGCGGTAACAAGCCTATGATTACGACCAACAGTGACCGGAAGAGAAAGAATTTTACTCGGCTTTATACAAAGGATGTTAAAATCGTAGCTTCGTGTACTCACGCAGAGATGGAAGCGGTACGATATGCAAAGCCTGGAGATAAAATTGAGGTGCTTCGTTGGCGTAAGGACGGAACTGTAGCGATGGCCAAGCCATGCGCCCATTGTCAGTTGCATTTGAAGAGGGCTGGCATCACGAATGTGAAGTATACGACTAATGATGGTACGTTTGAGTACCTTTGAGATACGAAACACATTTCTATTTTAGGAAGAAGAAATTATGTGCTGTGCCGCTTATGAGTATGATGAGACAGAAGTTAATGGAGAATGCCAGGATTGTGGAGGTCCCACTATAAATGGTGAGGCGGCTGATGGATGTTACTACTCGCCAGTATCCTGTGATACGTGCGGATACAAGGGATGTGACGGGTCGTGTTGAGTAAATAATTTATGGAGTATTTAAACTGAGTTACTACATGATAGACATAGAAGCGGACGGACCTATCCCTGGAGATTATTCAATGATCTCTTTTGGGGCAGTCTTGGTCGAGCCGGCTCTGGATAGGATGTTTTATGGAGAGTTGAAACCAATCAGTGATAAATTTATTCCAGAAGCCCTCGCCGTTTCTACGTTTACGAGAGAACATACCCTGACCTTTAGAGACCCAAAAGAAGTAATGTCCGAATTTGAAGAGTGGATTAAAGCTACTACCAGAGGAAAACCCGTTTTTGTTTCTGATAATAATGGGTTTGACTGGATGTTTGTGGCTTTTTATATGCATCATTTTTTGGGTCGCAATGTGTTTGGACATAGTTCTGTAAATTTGGGATCTCTTTATAAAGGCATGATAAAGACCATGAGAAGAGATTTCAAACATCTTAGAAAGACCAAACATACGCATAACCCAGTAGATGACGCAAAAGGTAATGCAGAAGCATTTATCTACATGGTAGATAAAATGGGTCTAAAAATATGATTTTGTGTAAATTCAGAGAGACACATGAAGACAAGGTAGAATTTGATAATGTAGGTCTCCGTGGTTGGAGATGGATAGTTGAAGTGGTAGCTTTTTCAATTTCTTTACAACGTCAGGTCATCTTCCATAAAAGTGAGAAGCCTGAATGGCAATCTTGTAGTAATTATTTCAATGTTTCTTTGACTAAATATTTTATACTAGGGCCGGAACACACTTATTACGATGGCCCACATTGTTCCTTTTCTATTGGGTGGATCCATTTTAATTGGAGTTATTGGTGGTGTACGAAATGTATGCCTGACTAGTAAGATTATTAAGATCAGAAGACATTGATATCAATGACGTAACGGATAATTTCATGGAATGAAAGGATTAAGAATGACTGAGTTAATGAGAAATCTATTTCGTAAAATATTTCAGTCAAAAGATAAAATATTCGTACCGAGTGAGTTATGTCCTATACGTGAAAATCAGGTATGGTCGGTGAAAGGATCAGTGTGTCCGGATATAGCTTTGCAAGCGAAAATAGTAAGCTGTCAAGATGGGTGGGTAAAATATCAATCAGGAGATGGTAATGATGTAGTGACCATAACAGAATTTACTTTTAGGCTTTGTTACGAAATGAAAGATGAAGCGTGATTTTATTAAGCCCAGAGCTCATTATAACCTGTGTAACATGTCAAAAGTTGATCTTTATGGACAGAAGATCTCCACAAGAAGAAATGATGAATACCTGGGACTTAATTGCTAAATGTTTGACAGAGGAGGGATGGTCTTTTCGTAGATCTGAAGGGTATGTACTGGATGAGTTGTGTCATACTTGTAAAAATCATAAATACCTTAAAGACTTCCTTTAAAATCTGTTTTTATTCTTATTTGTCAAAAACATCAAACGTTAACTTTACAAGAATAAAAGTCCCTATTTAAAATAAGGAAAACCATGGCCATCACAGATTTAACCACACGTCAGGGAACCCAAGAATCTTTGGATATAGAACGTGACCGTTTAAGTGCTATGGAAGATGGTACTTGGCCTCGAGACCTTAATGAAAGTTTGAGATATTTGAATTGTCCTAATAACGAAAGCTACACAGATTACAGCAAACGAATAACTCTTAATCAGATCAAATACTTAGAGGAAAGACTGATTCGATTTGACTTGAAAGAACAAATTCATACAAGAGCGCTCGTTATAATGGATAGACTCCAAAGACTTAGCGATAGGGATGATTCATTTGATCTAATTTACACTCCAGATGATGTCAGAGAAGTGATCGCTGAGGCTCGTGAAATATATGGTTTACTCAAAGAAGATGGTAGCTTGAAAGTTTTGGCAGAACTTGGAGATTTGATAAATTCTCTTGATTAAGCGAGTCGTCCAATGCGGCGTCTTTCAGGTTATACCTATCTCCATACGTAATAATGTGATTGTCCACAGACAAATATGAAAATATAAACTTGGAGATGGCTTTTGGCATATATTACTCTATGTGAATTTCCTGTAGATAAAACTCTAAGAAAACTGAAAACAAAGAAGAAATATCTTCTTATTGAAGGTCATAGGGTCAAAACGTATTCTCAACGGTATGAGTTGTTCAAAAAAAGCCTTATATGTGTAGCTTGTGGGTGTGTTGGTATAGTTATGAAGTTGCAAAAGACTGACCCTGAGTCTATTTCAGCTCATTTCAACTTGTACACTACTGAAGATATTTTGATGACAAAAGACCATATTGTCCCTAAATCCAGAGGAGGTAAGAATATATTAAGCAATTATCAAACCATGTGTGCAGAGTGTAATGAAGCAAAAGGAAACAACATAGTTGATAAAGACCTTCTTGAAAGAAAAGAATAAATGTGACATTGAGTTCCTTTGCAAGAGGAGCAGCGGAGGTACAAATCCTCCATCCCCCACATAAGGCTAGGTGCGCATCAATGTCGTAAACTGCAAAAAGGGGTGCAGACATTTATCTATTTACTTATATCTTATTAGAAAGAGAGAGTTTTTGTGGACAGTTTTAAAGTCGGTGATAAAGTATTTTTTGGTAGAACAGAGCGGGAAACAAATCCTTACGGTCTCGGAGAAATACTTCGAATCCGATCTTCTATCGGAGGAATGGACCAGTATATAGTTTCGTGGGAGAACAAGGATGCAAGTCCACATTTGGGGCAGTATCTCCGACTTGCAACACCTGGTCAGAGTACTTCTGCTAATGAGAGAATTAAAGTTCTTTTACCAGATAGTGAAAATGATTTGGGTATGCCCGAATTTTTAATGTTTGCTCGTAAACGAGAGACAATTTGTCAAGACATTCAAAAATTAGAAGAGCATCTTAAAATATTGAAGTCTCAGAAAGACTTCAATCAGAAAACGGTCCTCTATTCTGACCCTGAGTGTTCTGTATACTGTGGAACCAGAGACAATAATGTTGTTCTTGTACAAAAGACTAAAGATGGTATCACAAATACCATTACTGTATCTCCTTCCATTTTTGAAAATATCCTCCAAAGGTTGAAAAATGACTAAAACCTGCACTCTCAATTTCAATGGAAGACCTAGGACCTGTTATATCTATCATTCTGGATCACAACATACTAGATTGGAAGATGTTATAAATGAACAAGAGACACAGTGTCTTAGATATCATAGTTTCATAGCTGTAGACCAAAATGGTGGCGTATTAGACTGGTCTTCTCGATTAGAAGAAGGCGAAGTCATAGACATACGTCCGATGCACCAGGATGACTTGAAAATGTTTCAAGTCACGATCAATAAACAAGGGGATCATTTTTCATTTGAGGATGCGATGAAGATAAGAGCCTATGAACAAGAACATGGGTCTGTTTGGGAAATGAACCTAGAAGAGATAAAATTAATCCTCTCCAAATAGATTTACAAAATCTAGCTTTTCTACTCGTCTTTACATATGCATTAAGAAGCTTCCACATGCAATATTAGTAATAGTTTGACCTACAATACATGTTCCTATATTTTAATGTGGCCCATATGGGTGGCCTTTTTATATTCTGATATCTTCTAACTTTTAATACTCCCACCTCGTTTAACATCTCTATAAAACCTTTAGAGATGTTAAACCGTGTCATTTGACCGAATTAAAAAAGCATATCTTAAAGACGGAATCCAACTTGAAAGAGATGGTGACGTCTATTTTATTACGTCGGATTTGCATCCGACTATACGTATTCTCCTCCCTGACGGCTTACCATTAGAGAAGAAGGCGGTTGATCAACTCATCAATTTTGCTTCTGTCCGTCACCCTGACGGAGGAGTCGTGGTCAAAGCATGTGCCACTCCGGATTTCCATCCAGGTGACGTTGTACCTATAGGGTCTGTTATAGCTACCGACGAAGAAATAGTCATACCCCAAGCAACGGGCACGGATATAAACTGTTTTACAGGAGACACAAAAATTCCCTTACTGGATGGAACAGAAAAGACTTTACAAGAATTATTTGAGCATGGGGGAGAATTTTGGGTGTGGTCTATTACAACAGATCATAAAATTACAGGATCTAAAGCAACAGCTATAAAAACACGAGATGATGCTTCTCTTCTAAAAATAACTTTAGATAATAACCAATATATTAAGTGTACGTCAGACCACCTATTCATGAGAAGAGATGGATCTTGGGTGAAAGCGAGAGATTTGAAAGTTTCAGATTCTTTGATGCCTTTCTATAGTGAAAAGGACAAAGACGGATACGTTCTTGTAAAACAGCCTTATTTAAATAAGTGGCAAAGGTCTCATTGGGCGTTAGCTAGAACGAATGTTTTAGGTCCCATACCCTCGTTTGATGGGCAAAAAACCATTATTCATCATATCAATTTTGATAAAGCAAATAATAGCCCAGAAAATTTGAAATTTATGGGTCATAAAGATCATAGAAGATACCACACTCTAGAATGTAGGAACGAAGTTTGGCAATCTCCAGAATTTGAACAAAAGAGATTAGACGCCATAAAAAAGAAAGCTCAGACTCCAGAAGGTTATGAGTTTTATTCTAAACGAGGAACCAAAAATTTAATAGCATATAGGACTGAACGAAAAGAGGAATGGGCAGAAGCATGCTCTAAAGCTGGACAACGAGGTAAGCAATATTTAGAAGCTTATAATTTGAGTGAAAAAGGAAAAGCCAAAAGTTCTGAAGTTGCTCTTAGATATCGCACTTGTCCTCATTGTGGTAAACAAGGCCGAAGCGGATTTTTTGTACGAAATCATGTGAATAGATGCAAACCCACTGAAAGTGATGGCACAAATCATAAAGTGTTGGCTGTAGAAATTCTAGAGGAAAAAGAATCTGTTTATTGTTTACGAGTTCCAGAACATGAAAATTTTGCTCTGTCTGCCGGAGTATTTGTTCATAATTGCGGAATGCGTTTGCATATCATGGACTTAGCTTTAGACAGATTTATGTCGGGTAAGAAAGAACTAACCTCTCTATTGAAAGGTGATTTGCTTTTAGGCACAAGAGATTTTCCTATGACTTTGAGTGCCATGTCTAATATATTTGAGTGGGGTGTAGAAGCTTGGTTAGATGATATACGACAATCATCCAAAGAGACATTAGGTACGCTTGCAAAATCTAACCTTGATCAAATAGCTCAAGAGTTATCTAAAATATATCGTCGTGGAAGTGAAATAGGGGATAAAAAATACGCTCCCGAGGATTTGCTTCCTGAGGATCGCCAATATATTCGAGACGGCAGTTTAGCGACTCTTGGTGGTGGGAACCATTTTGCAGAGTTCCAGGTAGTAGATGAAGTATTTGATAATTCTATAGCATACCAATGGGGCATTAAACCTGGACAAATCACATTCATGTTGCATACTGGTTCAAGAGCTGTAGGCAATCATATTGGGCGTAGATGGTCAGAAATAGCTAAAGAACAATGGCCTAAAGACAAGAAATATCCTTCTTCTGGAATTTTTCCTCTGCACGGCGAGGCAGTTTCTAATTATCTAACGGCTATGCATACTGCTGCAAATTATGCATATGTGAATAGACTGTTGCTGGCAGAGTTGATAAGGATCCGAGTGAGAGAAATATTTGGAGATATGGAAGCTCCTCTTATATATGATTTGCCCCACAATGTTGTCTTTCAAGAAGACAACATGAATGTACATAGAAAAGGTGCCACTCCAGCTCATCTTGGACAACCAGTTTTGATACCAGGCTCTATGGGGGACAGATCCTATCTAATGATAGGACGAGCAAATCAAGATTATGTATCATCATGTTCTCATGGAGCTGGGCGATCTAAAACAAGATTTGAGATGGGACGTAAAGGTTCTTCTCAAGAGCATAATGAAGAACGATGTTTCGAGTGTATAACCCTCAATGAAGATCGTATTATAGAAGAAAGGCCAGACGCATATAAACCTATAGGCCCTGTCATAGAGGCTCAAGTAAAGGCCAGACTCATAGCCCCAGTGGCTAGTCTCAAGCCGATTATGACATATAAAGGGTAAGGCATGAGTAATAGAAATAACCCAAGGACAGGCGACGAAAAGCGGACAGAGCATGGTCCGAGATGGGAAAACAGTAACCCAGGAGCGGGGTGTAATTCAACACATGTTGCTCGTTCAAGGGCTAAGTGGAAACGTAGAATATCTCGTTGTGAGAGACGAACGAGTCATTTGTCTCGCAAATTTGTTATAGCTGGACGTCCGCGTACCCAGAACAAGAATGAAAAGGAGGAGTAAACATGGATCCGTACACTCATGGTGGAATGCCTGTTTCCAGATCTATATCCAACATCATAGCCGAAATAGTAAATGAGAAGCAAAGAAAACATGTCAGGCAAAAAGTAGGTAGGTACCTTACCAATTACTTTGAGCTTATGAAATCTGCCTCCAGGGTAGAGAATAAAGCTCATAGAGCGAGGATACTTTTATTTTGTCGAGATTCAACGGTACAGAGTTTATCACTGCTTAATATAGATGATAATCTACGAAGTCATATAGAGAACCTGGTAAAAGCATGGCATAAAGAATATCATAGAGGAATCAAGAAATAATCTTATGTCAGACATACTTCATACGTTGATAATAAAATAACCTTAATACAGGATATCAATTATGAAGTCTTCTAAAGAAACAGGGCCTAAGATCAATATTAAAAAGGTAGAAGCCGTCATTAGTAACCTTTTTAACGACGCCACTGTGGTCATCCTAGAGTATACTCTAGAAGGACATTTGACTTTTAAATTAACAGATCTTTATGAAAAGTTGAGTATTGATCAATTGTCTCAGCTATCCGACCTTCTAAATACTAGAAAAATCCAATTTCAACCTGGCGGAGAAAAATTCAAATGGACACAAACCCATACATGCAAATTTTATTGTCAAGATGTGGATTTCACAAAAATTTGAATTAAAATTTAGAAGGTTAGTCTAACAAGTATGGGATTGTCATGAAACGCCAATATCTGGTTGAAACCAATTATGAAAAGGATCTTCGTAAGATTGCCTATGTTTTGGGCAATTTCTTTGGAGGAACTCCCATTGAAATTTTATACTATGGTCCTGAAGGACATCTGAAATTTGAACTTACAGAACTCAAGCGTGATTTGACCTTTGTACAATTATTTGAATTGTCTGAACTCTTAGACACCCTGAAGATCAATATGTGTCCCGGAGGCGGAGATTATCATACATCTGAAATTACGTGGGAATCTGTACGAAGTTGTAAGTTCGATTGTAATGGTGTAGATTTTACCAAACTTTTAGAGTGAGTAATAGATGTCAGTCCAACATCCTTCTAAATCTTCACGACCTGAATTACCCATTTCTGAATTATTCCAATTAAAACCTGGAGAAAAATTCGTAGTCTTTTGGGCAAAAGATGACAATATGAGAGACATAAGACTTAAATATGAAACTCATAGTATAGAAAGTACCTTTGAAGGTTTTGAGGGTAAAGACCCTGGATTTTTCTCTGGAGATGGACATTATGCATGGTATAAACATGAGTGGTGTGAGGAAGATGGATCAAGTAATATGCTAGATACCTCAAGAGGGTATGCATACTTTTTCAAATATGAGGATAAATAATGGGATTGTTATTTTGGGGCAAGACAGAAAAAACAATGCCTATAGACGATTGGAAGTCCATTTCGGCAGACGGGGCTCCTCTTGGAGTTTATACCTCCAATATGAGTAGAGAGGATCGTCTTAAATGGAAAGCAAAACTTGTAGGTCAAAAGACTGGCAAACTAGCTGTCGAAATAAGAAAAGAAGCAAATGCTAATATAGTGATGACCGTTACCTTAGAAAACGTGTCTTGGACTGCAAATGATAGAGTAGATGTGAATTGGGAAGAGATGAATAGAGCGGTACAAGAGGCCAGAGACGCTATTATTGAATATAAGCTTCAAAAAGGTCTAGTTTAATTTCCTCAGTTAGCTTACTTGGAGCTCTCTTGGGAGAACAAGGTTCGAGACTTTGTAACTGATTTTTCTTGGGCAGAGGGCACTTCTTGAAAAGTGTGATGCGAAGAAAATTCCCCATATGGGCAGGGATGGAGATTAAATTTTGTATATAGAATATCCAGAGAAACGAGTTAATTGTGAGTGTGGTTTAACACTTGTCTACACTATACAAGACATTAAATTAGACGATGTAGGACACTTAGGGGATCATGTTGTATGTTCTAAGTGTCATGCTCGGATAAGGATAATAATTCCACTTTCTTGGCTGATACATCTCGAGAAAGAACCCCATTGAAGGTTTTTTGTGATATACAAGTCAAAGAACGTCTAGTAGACCCACTAACGGACGAGATGTGGTTTTTCAAATATCTGTTGTTTTATAGAGAGCCTAACTCGCCTTCTTTAGGTCTTTATAATAGTTTAAAAACAGAATACAGTCCTAGCTTAAAGCTACTTAGATGTAATGCCATAGAGTGGCCTAATACTCGTAGCGTTTCAAATTTATACCGTATTCATGAAGTTGAAATTTTAATACCTGAAGATTGTCCCGATACAAAAGTTTTGTTAGAGATAGCTACTTGGTATAGATGGAGAGTTAGAAGATGCGATGAAATTACTTTTCGAAGATATAGAAGTAGTCGTGCAAAACACAGAAACGAACAATGTTATGATATGGCAGTAGGCACGTTGACAACAGATCTTTTTGAATTACCCGAACGAAATAATGAGACCAGAATTTTATGAACTACCAAGAAAAGTATAAAGACATCTTTACCGTTAATGAAGACTATTACCTTGCTCATTGTATAGCTTCGGATTTACGGATGGGGGCTGGTATAGCCGTTCCCATGCAAAAGAAGTTTTCTTTACGATCCAAAATTGAACACACGGGCCTGTCTACAGATAATCCTACTTGTATTTTGACAGGCCGTATATTCAACCTTATTACCAAATCTAGAAGCAGTGGCAAGCCTACTCTTCAATCATTAGAAGCAACCCTTCATTTAATGAAAAAGCAGGTTATAGAGAATAATATTAAGAAAATAGCCATGCCAAAGATAGGATGTGGCTTGGACAGGCTACAATGGGGTCAAGTTAGAGAAAAGATACATCAGATTTTTGATGATACAGATATAGAAATTTTAGTTTGTATATGGAACTGAAATTTGACTATTCTATCAATGTAACCCATACATAAGGATAGTTAAATGGAAAACACACAGACAGAAACAGTTGAACAACAATATGAGCTATATGACGAAGCTAATACTAGCAGACAATATAGAAGGTATGTTGAAAGATTAAAGATGAAAGGTAAGCCTGACTGGGGTCATATGATCCGACAAAAGTTCCCAATCCATATTGACCCAAACATACCTTTATACAAGCAGAATTTCACAAAAGGTAGATCGTTTGGTGTAGACCCTCAATATCTAAAGTGACTCATATTTGCACACCGAAATCTCCATCCACGTAAACACCTCCAACTATTTCTTAGGTTACGAGCGTCCTTTAAGGTTATTATTTGAATGTTTTAAACAACATTCTGTACCAGAGTATTCTCAAATAGGACAGACCGAAAATTATGTACAAATAGTATGGAATAAAGATGATCATCATCTGCATATAAATTTATATGCCATATCTTATGATTGGTTCTATAGAAATAGGAATACACTGGTAAGCTATGGAGTTGAGAGAATTGATCCAGAAATTTTGGACCCAGTGCTTAAGGTCTATTTCAGAAATTATTTTTAAATCTTTTTCCAAGCTATTACTATTTGATCCTCAATATTTACTTCTTTTTCGAAGTGTCCAAAAATGTTTCCATCTTTGTCTTCCCAACCATAGAATACTTCTTTACTTTCTTTATAAACATAAGGGATCAATATTCTAACATAAGCTTGATCTTTAAATCTTGAGTCTATACAATAGCATACATAATTAGTGGAAGCCTTGTAGATACCTTTTTCCCTTTTATCTGGTTCAGTACATTCTGATTCTGGAAATGCTTTTCTTTCAAACCCAGAGAAATTCAAATGTTTTTTGATGTCTTCCGCTGCAAATCTATTAATTTCTGCCGTTAACTTTAACAATCTATCCTTTGTCATACATATCCTTGTATTTTGTTTTCAGGCACACCCTGTCTTAACTAAGAAATATAAATATAAAAGGATAACAACACATTAAAAAGTTCAGTATCTATTCTAAAACTCTCTGATTTCGATTTTCATAAAATCGTTGACTAAATAATAAATAAACATTTGAGGGTTACATCATGTCTAACCTACCCCCTGATTGGAATTCTTTTTATAATACATGTGGCAGATGTGGAGACAGGTATCATGCCTCTGAACGTGACTGTTCATGTCTTGAGAAGTATGAGTGTGTCTGCGGGACTGGGTCATGGGAAGGAAATGATCTCGATACTATGAAATGTTCTGAGTGTGGTACTGGTTCTAAAGTACAGACTATTCGTAGGTCTACAATTCAAGTGGCCCGAAAAGACCACAACAATAAGATCAAGAAGGGAGACACATATCGCCGTATTGTGATAGGCGGTTATTACCCTAATGGCCCTCGATGGCTGGATATGAAAAAGGTTCTTATTACTAAAGCTTTTTGAAAAGGATAAAAGTTATGACTGACCAAGAAATTTTTACGATGTGTAAGAAATTGGAAAGATTTAGTACCTGGGGATCAGATCCAGGTTTCTGGGAGTATGCTGGTCATGTTTTAGTAGAAGTCCAAAAATACATCGAGTGTAAACGAACAAAAAAACTTGCACAAGCCGAACGTCATTTACAACGGGCCTATATGCATGAAGGTCGAACATGGTTTTGTAAAGACCTTCATAACGATAGC